GCTGGTGGCTCAGTGGGTGCAGAGGGTGACGCGGCGTCAGGCATCAAGCCGGGCGAAACCGTAGCCGAAGCGACCGAGGGCTGGGCGCAGTGGTGCGAGGCTCGCGGAAACAGCATGCTTGCAAAGTTCTTGCGTGAACGCGCCACCACCCAGGCGCAGGATGCCGCCCCAGTAGCCGACAACCTGCAAAAGCTGGCAGACCTGAACCACGAGTTGGGCCTCGAGTCTGTTACAGGGAACCCGACCGCCGAGCATTGGCTTGAGAAAGCGCACGTCGCCATGAGCGCGCTGCGTGAGCTGGTCGAGTGCAAGGACCTGAAAGACGCCATCGACGAAACAGACGCCAGCCAGTTCGAAGGGGCGGATGCGAAACAGCGTGAATACAACCGCAGAAAACCACTGGCTTGGGCCGCTGCTCGCGATGTTCTCAAAGGGGCCGCAGGGGTGCAGGGGGATGCGGCGCGGCTGGACGGGAAAGGGTCGGAGTGACAAGCCCCGAAATCATCGGCAGCGCTGAGCTTTGGCTTGGCGACTGTCGGGATATCCTGCCGGGCATCGCCGGGGAGCGTGCCTTGGTTACCGACCCGCCGTTCAACGTCGGCAAGGACTACGGGGTACACGACGACGCCATGCCTGAAGCTGAATACATGGCTTGGCTGGGCGGCATCTTCGCAGCTTGCGCGGCTGATGAAATGTGGGTTGTCACGCCGACCTCCAAGATGCTGGCGTTCTGGCGACTCATGCCCACCGCCCAGCAGGTGGTTATCCCAATGACGGCCGGCTACGCGGTGCGCAGCGGCTGGACTCAAAAGTTCGCGTCCATGCTGGTGACGGGCAAGATCGCCGGGAACCCATGGAATCTTTGGGAGGGCATCCGCCATCGCGGCGAAGGCTACTTCTTCAAGGAAGAAACCTACGGCCACCCCGGCTACACCCCGTTGCCCATCATGCAGCGGGCGGTGGCTACAAGCAAAGCGCCGCGGATTCTTGAGCCCTTTCTGGGCACCGGAACCACGGGGGTTGCGGCAATTGTCGAAAGCCGTGCGTTCGTGGGAATCGAAATCAACCCCGCCTATTTCAGCATCGCGTGTCGCCGCATTGAGCAGGCCGTCAACCAGCCCAAGCTTTTTGACGAGCCACTGCCCAAACCGGAACAAATGGAGATTACCTGACATGACGCAATCAATACCCCAACTGCCCGAGCTGCTGAATTGCCCGTTTTGCGGGCACGACAAACCATCTTTCGAGCGCACTGGAACCGGCCGGCATAGCTGCATCGTAGCGTGCGGAAACTGCGGTGCGCGCCATGAAAGCAGCGACGAATACGAGCGCTCCGGTGATTCATGGAACACCCGCTCCGCCCTCTCTCAGCCTATGGGAGTAGCAAGGGGATGGCAGCCGATTGAAACAGCACCGAAGGATGGAACTCGAATTCTGGCCTGGAGTGAAGAATACGGCGCCCGCGAAACGCGCATGAACTTTTATGGCGAAGGCTCTCCAGGCCATGCCGACTGGAAGGCTGGGCGCGGCCCACGCGAAAGCGGCTGGGATTGGTCAGAGCCCAAGAACAACTGGGGATTTAGCTGGAAGCCAACCCACTGGATGCCACTTCTCGCGACCCCCTCTATCGGCCCTTCTACAAAGGGGGTAGATCATGGATGACCGGACATTGCTTGAACTGGCGGCAAAAGCTGCGGGCATCCACATCGACAAGTCCACGACGAACGGTGGCGGCATGGGGAACACGGGCTTTGACTTGATGGGCAACGTGAAGACCGATTGCCACAACGGCACGACGTGGAATCCGCTCACCGACGACGGCGACGCCCTGAGGCTGGCTGTGAAACTCAACATGGATGTCGATATTGATCGACGAGACATCACTGTGCTGTGGGCCGAAGATGATGGCGCTGTTTATGAAATCAAAGAGCGCGGGGAAAAGTCTGGCGGTGACCCGCTCGCCGCCACTCGCCGCGCTATTGTCCGCGCTGCCGCAGAAATTGAACTTTCCAAGTCCGCTGTATCAGCGCCTGGGGCGGTGGAAGGGGGGCGGACATGATCACTGGTTTATTTGTTGACCTTTTAGTCGCCACCTCCAGCAACATGCCTTTCTCGCTGATTTGGAAGCGTTGTCGCTGTTCCCGCAAGGGCCATGTAATGACGGGGTCAAGGCTGGTGGACAAGTTATACAGCGAGCACCACCCACATACGGACGTTGAGAGTGTGTACACGGTAGCACTTCGGGAATGCACCTGTGGGCTGATTTTCCAGACGGTCGGCCTTGAGTATCGCCACCCAACATGGGAACGAGAAAAAATCGGTGAAATCAGTGAATAGCCCCATGAACCTCCCCACACCCACCTATTCCTCTGAACTGGGTAAAGAAAGCAAGGTAGAGATATGAGCCAGGTCAACGCGAAAGTCACTTTGAAGCCAGCCTACCTGGACATCGCCGGCGCCTGCAATTTCGTCGCCCTGGGCGAGTCCACATTGCAGGAGCTGGTGCGCGAGGACAAATTCCCGAAACCCCGCAAGCTGTCCGGCCGCCGTGTCGGTTGGTTGGTTCGGGAGCTTGAGGAGTGGGCCGAATCTCGCCCTGTCTCAGACCAGTTGCCACCCGAGAACACCGGGGCCAAGAAGCCCGCGCCCCGGTCATCCAGTCATTAAGTCAGCGACTCCAGCCGCTCGGCCAACCTGCCCAGCCACAGCCGCCGCTCAGGGTTGTAGGCGTGCAGGTTGTAGACCCCCACCACACCAGGCTGCACATGGCCCAGGATCGCCTCGCCCACCTCGTTCGGGCACCCCATCGACGCTAGCATAGTGCGCCCAGTGCGGCGCAGGTCGTGCGGGCTCCAGTGGGTAACGCTCAGGCGCTCGCGCACATGGTCCTTCCGGGACTTGCTGTACGGCTGGAGGTAGTGCACCTTTGACTGCATGTAGGCCTGCTGCTGGTGCCCCGGCACGCCGGCGCGCGACACGCTGGGGTAGAGCCATCCTTTGCCGTGCTCGTCAAGCAGCCGCTGCACCACCTTCAGCGCCCGGCCCACCAGCGGCACCCGCAGGTCCGTGGCGCGCTCATTGTTCCGGCCCTTGGTGAATTCCTTGGGGATGGTCCACCACCAGCCATCGGCCTCTTTGGTCACCTGGTCGCCCCGCATGCACACGATTTCCGCACCCCGCGTGCACGTCCAGAGCTGGGTGACCAGGAAGTCCTGAACCTGCTGGCTGAAGCGCTGCAGGTCGCTGGCCAGCAGGGTCTTAATTTCCGCCTCTGACAGGACGCGCTTGGCCGTGCCCTTGTGCACGCCGTCGCGCAGGGCGCCCTTGCTGCGCAGCTTGCGGGCATGCACCAATATCCACCAGTTGGGCATGTCTTCAGGAATGCGGCCGGCATCCATGGCGTAGACCCAGGCGGCGCCCAGCTCGGTCTTGACGCTGGCGGCCATCACCGGGCGGTCGCTCAAGGCCTCGATCAGATCGAAGGCAAATCGCCGGTTGACGGCACTGACCGGCAAGTCGGCATGTTCGGCAATGGCGTTCGCCAGGCGCTGGTGTACCGCCTTGGCGCCCTTGGCCTCACGCCGACGCTTCAGGTAGCCGGTGGCATAGTCCTCGACCATCTGGGCCAGGGTGTAGCCGGCCTGTGGCCCGCGCTGTACCTGCTTGCTGGCCTTGCGGGTGGCCCGCAGGTCCTCGCCGCCGTCGCGCCGGGCCCGCAGCTCCTGCCACTTCCCCGCGGCATCGGTGGGCGACATGGCCGGCCAGGCGCCCAGCTTGATCTGCTTCATCAGGGTCGTGGCCGGGTCCTTGTACCGATATACCCACGTCCGCCTGGTGGTGGTGGCCACGAGCCGCAGGCCGGGGCACCCGTCAACGACAATGTGCTCACCGGCTTTCAGCTGCTTGGCCGCCCGTGCGTCAAAATGCATGCTCTGCCTGTCTCTGGGATGTGCGCGTGGAATATGAAAAGCTACGCCAAAACCTGACGAGTGTGGCAAGTGTAGCCGGGCCTAGATGAGCCTCGGCGCGGAAATAGTGCCAAAGAAAAGCTACGCCAAAATCCCAAAATATCCAGACAGATCAATGAGATACGCGAAAATCATGTGTGAAATCAACAACTTGCGAAACCGGCCCGAATGATGAACATAGTTATCCTCGATGCTGGTTTTCTATAGGGGAAATCTGATGTTTCCCGTGGAACCTACGCCAGAAGTTACGCCGCAATCCTCCTCCATTTCAAGCCCCAAGTCTCGTAAACTTCCACCCATGAAAACCCGCCACCTCGTCAAAGCCGTGATCCTGATCGCCGCGGCAATCCCGATTGCGCTGAACTGGGCGGTTCTCTGGAGCCCGGCCTACAAGCACACGACCTTCCCCCTGGTGTTTACCTGGCTGGTGGTGCTGATCCTGTTCGGCGAAGGAGAGCCGCCTGTTTACGAACACCCTCCCCTGTCCTAGAATCCGGTCATGAACCACCACAACGTCCCTCACAGCGCCGCCGCCCCTGCCGTCTATGCCTATGCCGCCCTGGGGCTGGTCGTTGCCGTTGTGGCCGCTGTCTCTGCCGTGGCTTGGGTAGTTTTCAGCTGAACCTGGCCATCACCACGATGCCCAGCACGACGAGGGCCGTGCCCGCCAGCTTGCCGACATTGAGCCCATCCTGGAACAGCAGCACCCCGGCCACCAGCACCAGGACATAGGTCAGCGCTGAAAACGGGTAGGCATAGCTGATCTCAAACCGGGTCAGCGCCATCATCCAGGACACCCCGGCCAGGAACGTGGACACCACGCTGGCGATGATCCAGGGGTTCAGCAGCAGCGCCCAGACAAACCCCGCCTTCCCCCAGACATCCGCCGGCATGGGCCCGGCCAGACCTACCTGCCAGCGCATCAAAAGCTGGCTCAGGGCGGTGAAAACGATGGTCGAGAAGATGTAGGCGTGGGACATGGGTGAATTGTGACATCAGGCCCTAATGAGGCCCTGGTGTTGTGTTGCCCGGCTGGCAGGCGGATAATCCCGGCCATGCGTCTACCCCTACTGCTCGCTGCCCTTCTCCTGGCTTCATGTTCACCAGATGCCCCAAGGGTGGCAAACCGCACGCCGACCGAGCGCGCGGTGCTGGCGGAAAAGAAGCTGGCAGTGCCGCCCGTGCCGCGCACATATCCCGTCGGCAAGGGCGAGATGGTGGTGGTCGAGGTACCAGTAGCCGACAGCCAGCACTTTGTCGACAAGCAGCGCTGCATGGTCTATCGGGATCTGGAGCTCAAGCAGGTCACCATGAGCTGTGGGCAGCAGCCGGAAACGTTGGTCGTCGCGCCTTGAGTGATTTCCTGGACGCGGCGCGCCGCGCTGGCGCACTGGTCACTGACCGCCCTGTCGACGCCAAGATCAAACCCCAGTGGGGCCGACCGCCGTTTCTGTCGGGCAAGCTGATCGCCCACTACTGGACGGCCGACGACACACCGATTCCAGGCCACCCTGACGCCTATGGCATACGCAGCGCCTGCGGTTTGAACACCGTGGCCACCGGCGCCGTGCCGCTTCTGGGGCACGGGAACCTGCCGTTCTGCGCTCGGTGCGAGCAGAAGTTAATGGGCAAGATACGCTGACCAGAAACGAAAAAAAGCCCCCAGCCAAACGGCCGGGGGCTTTTCTTTTGGCGGTGACGGACGGCTTCAGTCTTTTTCGCTCCCATCCACGGTGAGCCCGTTGCGCAGGTTTTCCTTCTTCTGGATCGCCTTGTCGCGCTCCTTTTCAAGAGTCCTGTCGCTGATGGCGCCCTTGCTTGCCAGGCGCTGCAGCTTCTTGATTTCCCCGTCAATATCCCGAATCATCTTGCGCTTCATTGAGCCCTCAATGGCCTCTGCCGTCTCCAGATCCACCGGGCGCACCTTGATGCCGAACGTCTGCATCGCGGCGTACTTCGGCTGTACAGGGTTCCCGTCCTTGCCAATGCCCGTGGCGTCGCCGCCCAGCACATCGGGAACCCACTTGACCTCACCGCCGTTGGCCTGGGCCAGAGCGTTCATCCCGCGCTCCCAGTGGTAGTTGCCGGCGGTGATGGCGGGCGTCAGCTGCTTCCACAGCCAGGCTGAGCGCTTCGAGGCCTTCTCGCCGGTGGTGTCATTGCTGTCCGTGATCTCCTTGCCCAGGAACATATCCTTGTTGCCCAGCATGGCCACCATCGTCGTGAACAGCGGGTGGCTTGGCGTGATCGGCTGCGGCAGCGGCACGCCGCCGGCGTTCGGGCTGACGTCGAACAGGTCGCCGCCAGGGATGATGCGGCTAACGTCGATGAACAGCGGCAGCTTCGTGATCTCATCCATGCCCAGGCGAATCATCTTCGGCGTCATCATGCTGGTGGTGCCCTTGTTCCAGGGCGGCAGGTGCTCGCGCTCGAGCTTTTCTTTTTCGCGGGCCTTGGCCCGGAACTCGGGGTCGGTCAGGTAGCGCTTGAGGGTTTCCTGCCAGCTGTCGTCATCGTCGCCGGTGGCAATGGCATAGGCCGCGGCGTTGATGCCCCAGAGCACGGCGGCGGGCGCGGCCATGCGTACCGGGTGCGTCAGGGCCGTGTGCAGCAACGCCGGTGCCGCCTTGTAGGTGTAGCTGAAGAATGGGATGCCGAAGTCGCGGATGCGGCGCGCGCCCTTGGGTAGGTCGTCGTAGGTAAAGATGTACTTCTGGGCGTAGTCCACGGCGTCCTGCGGCTCCATGCCGTGCTCGCGGGCGTACTTGTAGATCAGGTAGCGAAAGAACGTGTCTTCCGCCTGGTAGGCGGCGCCCATGGGCTTGCGCAGGAACATGGTCATGATGTCGAAGCCGGTGCGCGCCACCTTCTCACCCTTGGATTCCTGCTTTTGAGCCAGGATTTTCAGCTCCTCAGGCAGCGTGTTCATGAGCTCGGTGTCGCTGAGCGTACCCAGGAACAGGCCGTTCTCCTTGGCCTCGACCATCATGGCCGGCTTCTTGATGAAGTCCCGCGCGGCGGCCAGGTACTTGTCGCCGCGGTGGTAGCTGACCCCGGCCAGGTGCGCCATGGTCAGGTTGGAGACCATGTTGTTCACATGGGAGACAGGGTTCATCGAGGTCTTACCCATTTTCCAAATTGCCATGGCCTGGCGGTACATCTGCCACGCCGCGCTGGTGCTTTCCTCGATGTTGCTCAACTGGCTCATCGTCTCGGTGGGCACCCAGCGCCCGGCCAGTTTGCCGTACACCTTGGCGCCAGTGCCGCTCACCGTGGTGGTGGGCACCTGGACGTAGCCCTCTTTTTCGAGGCGTGACGACTGCTCAGGGTCGGCGGCCATGCGCTCGAACATGCGGCCGACAGCAATGTCGCGCCCGGTCTGCATGTAGCCCATGACGAACCGGAAGCCGGCGTCGCGGATCTCGCCCATCTTCTCGCGCTCTTCAGGGCTGAAGTCGCGCCACACCTGCACGGTGCCGTCCACCGATGGCAGGCTGGGCGTGTAATCCGGGTCACGCACTTCCCAGCCCAGGGCTTCGTAGTTGGCCAGTTCCGCTTCGGGGATGGTCTCGTACAGCCCGCGGCCTTTCAGGTTCTTGCCCTTGATGCCCTTCATGACCGACTGGCGGCCGGTGAGGCGCTTCATGGCGTCTGCCCAGGCATCGCCCACCTTGGCGCTCAGTTTCGATTCGTAGTAGCGCGGCAGGTACTTGCCGCGCCATTTGTCCGCGCTGTCCTTGGTCAGCATGTCCAGGGCCACGAGTTCGTCGGTCTGGCGGCCCATGGCGTCGTTGATCATGGCTGCCAACTTCACGGCGTGAGCCGGTGGAATGATGCCGACTTTCAGCTCCTGTTCGACCAGGTCGGAGACCATGGCGCGCTCGGCCTCGCTCAGCTTCATCGTTTCCTTGGCGATGGCACCGGCGGTTTCCTGGGCCTTCTCGACGTCGATTTTCATCTGGCGCAGTTGGCGGCGCAGCTCGGGGCTGGCGGCTTTCAGGCCCAGCTTCACCAGCGTCGGGCCGGCGGCCGCGCCAATCTTGTCGTACAGCCAGGCGCCGGGGGCGAACTGAAGGCGGCCGGTAGCGTCGCGCCATGGGGAGAGTTTGGCGCCAGGCGCTGGCGCGCGGCTGAAGCGGATGTCAGGGTTGGCAGGGTCGAATGTCGTGTTTTCCGTGGCTGATTTGATCTGGTTTGACCGGAAGACAACATAGGTGTCGGTGGCGCGCGACCCTCCCGCGACATTGTTGTAATCGTCCTTGACGTTGCGGACAATGATGCCGTCGTGGCCGCCGGCCTTGGCTTCCTCGATGATGCGGCCAGTTTTCCCGATCTTCTGCGCCTCGCGCCAGTGCTTTCCGCCGCCGTCTACGATCAGCGGGTTTTCCAGCTTGAGGTAGGCCGCGATCACCCCGGGCTCTGCGTTCTGGTAATCGAAGGCGCGTCGATCGTCGGCATAGGTGGCTGCTGTCCGCTTGCTGCCGGCAAACCAGTGAGCGCCGCCGTCTGGATCTTCGGCCCCGTACCGGGCCTTGAGGGATTTAAAGGTGCCGTCTTCTGTGACGAAACGCGCGTCTGGCGCACCGTGGTAGACCACCAGCGGTTCGCTGCCCGCCTTGCCGTCTACGGTGGCAACACTGTCGCCAAACCAGCGCTCAAACTCCGGTGAGTCAGTTTTCAGCGGCGCATCCGTGATCCGCCCCATGGCCGCTGCACTCTCAGGGTTCTCCATCTGCGCAATGCCGAAGGCCAGGTCCACCAGGTCCTGCGTCTTGAACGTTTCAGGACGGCCGGTCACCTTGCCCCAGGCCTGCTGCATGGCGTACTTCACGGAGCCCAGCCAGCGCGCGACGGTGCCATTCTTGGCGATCAGCGACGGCTTGACGCCCATCTTGATTGCGGCCTCCACGGCGTAGGGGAACATCTCCTGGCTGGACAGCTCGGTGCCCACGGCTTCGACGCGGCTACGGGCATAGGTGTAGACGGCTCGCTCGTCGCTGCCCTCTTCCGCATTGGCCCAGCCGTTGATGGTGGTGTGCAGCTTGTCCCAGCCTTCGGCGCCAAGCACGGTCTGGCCGTGTTTGTGCATGAGCTCGTGCGCGGCCACGGCCTGTTCATCGCCGGCCGGAATGTGGTCGGCGATCAGGAAGACGGTCTTGGTGCGGGGGTCGTAGAACGCCTGGGCGGCGCCGGCCTTCTCGTCAGCTGAGAGCTGCACGTTCAGACCGATCTGGGGTTCCCAGTAGGACTTGATCTCGCTGGCGGTGGTGGCCACCACGCGTCCCAGCTTGTTGGGCAACTGTTTGCCACCGATGAGTTCGGCGACGGCGGCCTGGACGCGCTCTACTGTGCTGGGGTTGCGGACTTGTCGGCCAGCGCTTCTTTGTGCAGGCGCTCCATCAGGTCCAGATCGTCCGCTTCCTGCTCCGGCGTCCGTGGCCGCGCGTGACTCTTGCGGTTGTCCTCGCGTTCCTGGAGTACTTTTTCGGGTGTCATATGCGTTCCTGAATTGTTGGGGCGAAAGGTTCGCCTCCATGAAGTCCTCGGACCGTGGAAACGACGCGCCCATCTTATCCCAGAAGCCCGTTGCCGTGGGCAGGATGTCATGGATGTGCAGCTTCGCGCCGGCTGGCAAGCTCTCGACAATGCCGCCCACCACCTTCTCGGCGATGGCGTTGCCGCGCTTGCTCTGGTAAATCTCGATGTTGCGCAGGGATTTGAAGACGCCGGCCGCATCCACGTCCAGAGTGACGATGCCCACGCTGGCTTCGTCCCTGGCTTCCGCCGGGGTGGCGCCGTCGGCCATGGCTTCAGCGTACAGCTTGCGGTCGCGGATTTCGTAGTCGATGCGCTTCACGTCGCCGCCCGGCTGCCGCACGTTCAGGCGCGGGTCGGCCAGGGCTATTTCCGGAGTTTTGAATGCCGTGGCGCCGGACTTGGTTTTGAAGGCTTCCAGGGCGGGCACCGGGCCTGGCGTGGCTGCCCGGCTGAACTGAATGTTCGGGTTGGCGCCGTCAAAGTCGCCGTTGTTTCCAGTCGCTGATTTGATCTGCTCGGGGTCGAAGGCGATGTACACACGGTGCCGCGGTCCGTCCTTCTTCACCCGATTTCCGCCCATGTGGGTGATGCCGTCAAAGCCCATGGTGCGCAGACCGTCCTGCATGATTTCAGCGCCCTCGTAACTCGGCATGTCTTGGTCGGCCAGCATGTTCTCGGCCGCGCGATACCACGCTTCATTGGTGTCGCCGCCTTCGTGGTACTGCTCGATGTCATCAAACTGCTTTTCCCAGGCAGCCACGTCGGCCTTGGCTTCCATGTCGATGGGGTTCTTGATCGACAGGAAGACTTTGTACACGCTGGGCGACTCGCCGCGCCCCTTGGCGGTGTAGCTGCTGGCCACAGCCGGGTCGGCAGTGAAGTAGCCACCCATGCCCATCAGGCCATAGTTGGAAGCGTAGGTGTCAAAGACCTTGAACGCGTCGCCGTCCTCGCTGGCGCTGGTGCCGTGGTACATGGGCAGCGGCTTGCCGCCGAGTTTCCCTGTGTTCGTGACGACACTGTCGCCGAACCATTTCTTGAAGGCCGGGGTGTCGGTTTGAGCGCCCTTTGCCGGATAAGCGGCCTGCACTTCTTCCGGTGTCAGCGTGCCGGCCTTCACGTCCTTGAGCACATCCAGGCGCTCCTTCCCGGTCACGCCGGCGGCGTCCAGCGCTTCGGTCGCTTGCGCGGCGCGGCTGAACATCGGCTTCTGGTTGGGGTCGGCGTCGGCGGCGCGCTCGCTGCCGGTCAATGTGAACTCGTTGACCTCGGCGTCGGCCTTGGCTTTGTTGTCAGCGGCAGCCGTGGCCTTGGCTTCGGCCTTGGTGCCGTCGGCGGCGCGCTGCTGCTGGGCCAGCACATCGGCTGGCGTGGGGGATGTCAGCCCTTCGGCGTCATCCCGCGGCGCTGCATTTCCTTCTTCACCACGGCTTTGCGCTGCGGTTTTGGCAGTTTCATCAGTTCGGCCACGGCTTTCGCTACCTTGGCCCTGGCTTTGGGATTGGCTGGCAGTGGCATCTTGAATCTCCTGGTCGGTGAACCCGAGCGCGCGCATGGCGTCCTCGGTGCTGGTGTTGCTGGGTGTATCGGAGCCGGGGATGTCGGCGTCAAGGGCTTCCAGAACATCGTCTGGCAGCTGCCGCGCGAACTCCTCGGCGGCATCCATGCGGGCCTGCATCTCGTCTTCCGCCACACCTGCGGCGTACTGGGGGATTATCCGCTTGCCACGCAAGGCGTCAAGGATGAGGGCATGCAGCTTGGTTTCGTCGGCCTCGAGCAGGAAACCCTCCTCCACCGCGCGCTGCGCCAGCGCGTCCAACTGGGGGCCGGACTTGCGGAACATCGGGCCGTAGCCCTGCACCATGGCCGCCTGGCGCTCTTTGCGGCCGGGCGCGAACTCGTTGGCCAGGCTGTTGCTGATGCCGTGCTTACCCAGGAATGCCTTGAAGGGATTTGCCTCGTTGGCGCGGGTGCGCGCGGCGTTGCCCGGTACCTTGCGCGCCTTCTCGCTGGCGGCAAAATCGGCGCGTTGGGCAGCAGCATCAGTCGCTATCGAAACAGTAGCAGCCTGGGCAGGCAGTGATTGGGCCGGCGCCTGATTTGATGCGCCAAATATCCGGGCCTTTTTGCCCAGCGCGCCGGAGTCAAGCAGCGCCTTGCGGATCTGGTCATCGCTGGCGCCGGCGGGCACGGTGACGTCGTCGCCGGTCTCGAAGTTCTGGGCGGCGTACTTGCCGACATAGACCACACCGTCTTTAACGGTCACGGGCTCTGCGCTGTTGGGCATCATGCCGACCGACAGACCTTCCGGCGCTTTGGCGCTCTCGGCGCGCGCGGCTTTGCGTTCGACGCGCTTGGCCTCGATACGGGCTTTCTCGGCTTCAATGGCTACCTGGCGGGCGCTGGGCTGGGGCGCGGCCGCCGTGGTGCCGGCGGCCTGCTCGGCACTTGGGAACTCCCGCACGGCCTCCAGCAGCTGTTTGATTGGAGCGTCCAGGCGGATGACCTTGACCGGTTCGCCGGCCTCCAGTTTTGCCATCCACTGGTGGTGGCCGTCCAGGACGTGGTTGTCGCTGGAAACGAGGATGGACCGGTCAGTACCGGTGAAACCCATGGCCTTGGCCACCTTCGCCGGGGAGAACTCGGTCTGGGTCGGCTTCAGGCTGGCTGCCGGTACTTCTTCCTGGGTGTGCGCAATGTCGCGCGCGTTCAGGAAATTGACCATGGCACCTCTGTGCTCGGCCTTGATCTGCGGCATTTCGGCGCGCGGCACGCTCAAGGTACCGGTGTCTGGCGCGAAAGCCGTCCAGTCCTTGTCAAGGCGCTCTCCAACTACCCCAGCGGCTTGTACTCCACCGGCTCCGGCCGTGGTTCCGGTTGCGGCTGGCTGGACTCCAGCATCCGCTCGAGCTTCTGGCGTTTCTGCTGGCGTGGCTTGGGTTTGGGCTGTGGCTCGTGGTGCTGCGTCTTGGACATTGGTGGTCGCCGGAATAATTTCTGGAATATTTTGCGCAGCGTTTTTTCGTTGCGAGAGGGGGACAAGACGCTGGTCTAGTGCTCCCGTGGCGGGCTCGGCGCGCACAGTTTCCAGAAGTGCACCAGGGCCTGCGGGCTGACTTGCATCTCCTGCAGGAGCTCCCGCTGGAACTTGGTCAGGCGCGGCGGGCGCAACGGCTTCGGCTTGGGTTGGCGTCTGGATGACATTGGCGCTCTCCGGTTCGGCGACTTGCGCTATGTTTTCTATAGCTAATGACGCAGGCACCGTCTGGGCTACAGGCTGGTTTTGCTTCAGGATTTCGGCGATGTTGTCCACAGCCGTGCTGGACTGCACTGCGGACTGGGCGGCCACAATCGCCTGGTCGACGGTCGGGGCGTTGACGATGTCAGCAATGGGGTCGACACGCGGCGCGGCGGCAGGGGCCGCACCTGCTGGCGCCCGCCCGCGCATGGCGTCGCGTGCCTCTTTGGAAAACGCAGCAACTTCCATCGGCGCGCCGCCAAGTTCGCCCGCGGCCTCCATCAGGACCTGGCCGGGCTGGTCGATTTCGCCTTTGGTGGCCAGCTGGCCCAGCGCCTCGCCGCCGGCGCCCAGCGACGCCTGAGTGGCCATCTGGGTCGGCAAGTTGACTGCCTGGCGAGCGATCTTGCTTTTCATGGCCGGGGCAATGGTCTTGCCGGCCACGCCGCCGCTGACCGCGTCCAGCGTACCGATGATGCCCGCGCGCTTGCCGGCGTAGGCCATGGCTGCAGACAGGTTTTCTGGGTTGGTGAAGAACGCCTCAACGGCCTTGCCGTTGGTGACGTCGACACCGGCATCGCGCGCGAACTCCGCGAGCGAGCTTCCGCCCTCCACCGCGGCGCTGCTGGCACCCATGGCTACTGCACCGGCGCCAGGGCCCATCACAGCCGCCGCCGCAAGCGCGGGCAGTGTGGACGGCAGGGATGTCGCGGTCACACCGGCGATCACGTCATACGGCGCTTCCTTGAAGGCTTCCCAGGCTTCGCCGAACGTCTTGGCGGCGTTGACCTTGGCGACCGCCGGCCGGGTGCTCAGGGCCGCGCCGCGCTGGGCGTCGCCTTGGGCTTCGGTCATTTCGCCAATGACGGCGGGGAATTTTTCCTTGTAGCTGGCGATCTCGTCGCGCATCAAGCGCGCGGTGCGGCTGTTGCCCTCTCCGCGTGCCTCCAATTCCGCCAGTCGCTTGCTGGTCTTGTCCAGCCCGCTGGCCACCATGCCCATGTTCACGGTTTTGACGGAGGCACGTGTGTTGTCCACACCGGTGAAGAACGAATCGCGCAGGTTGGCCAGCTCATCGGCCACGGCGCCGCCTTTGGCAACTGGCACGTCCTCGACTTCGGTGGTGCCGATCTGGGCGCCGGACACGGGGTCATAGACGGGCTCGGTGCGGGTCGCCGTGGACGCTGCTGGTGCGCCTGCGGGTTTTGCGTCCACCTGCAGTTTTGGCGTGCTCCTGCTGGCCGATAGATGCCCGACGATCTCCGCAGGCGTGTATCCGGCCTTCGCGGCACCGGCCACGTCAAAGCCTGATTCCTTGCCCAGGAAGTCGGCAATCTCGCCGTCGCTGTACCCAGCCTTGCGCGCGCCTTCGATGTCAAATGCCATGGTGGCTCACTTTGTTTGGAAGCTGGACAGGGGTGGACGGGCGCCGGGTTTGGCGCCGGGGGTTGCGGTCGGTGCACCTGGCTTCTCCGGCGCACCGCGGTCGGTAAGGCTGGAGTCCAGCGCGGCGGCGGCGCGGTCACGCACACGCACCGCGGTTTCGTAGGACCGCTGCCAGTCGGCTTGAGCTTCAGGCGTTTTGCCCTTGCCACCTTCGTTCAGGTTCTTGATGGTGGCGTTCATGGCGTTGACGATAGCACCCAGCTTGTCAGGACTGCCGGGTTTGCCGCCGCCCTCTTCCTTGGCGGTGTCGCTACGGTCCCAGTGTTCGATCAGCGCGTCAATGCGGCGGTTCTGGGCATCCAGGCTACCCTGCTGCAGGTCCAGGCGGCGCAGGTCGATTTCAGCCTTGCGAGCGTCGGCCTGGGCTTTGCGGTCGGATTCCTTGGCGCTGTTGGCGGCCGCGGCATCGCTCTTCTTCTCGCTGACATCGATGCGGCGTTCGTCGCGCAGCGGCTTGCCCACCCGGGCCTCGTAGTCGGCATAGGCAGGCAGGTCGTTGACCTTGGCGTCGCTCACCGCAGCTTCCAGCGCTTCGTCGGCGGTGCGCTTGCGCGTCTTGCCGGCCACGTTGATCAACCCCTTCTTCGTGTCGCCCGCCACCTGCTTGTCCAGCTGGGCCATGGCCTCTTGTCGCTGCACGGGGTCGGCAATGGTCTCGATGGCCTTGCGCTGCGTGGCAATGTCGCCTTCGAAACCGAACTTCTCGCCCGCGTCATCGGTGCCAGACACGCGCGTCACGGGCGCGGCCTCCAGCGGAACCTCCTCGTTCATCTTTGCCTGGGCGCCAGCGGAAATGCGCTTGAGCCCGGAGTTCTTCAGTTCTTCCAGGCGCGCGTCGCGCTCGGCCTGAATCTGGGCAGCCAAGTCCTGCTGGTAGCCCTTGGCGTACATGTCGCCGCCGGCATAGCCAGCAGCAGAAGCGCCTTGGCGCAGGCCGTCGATGAGCCCCATATCAGCCTCCCTGTGCTTGTTGTTTGAACGCCGCCAGCTTCTGCGGGTCGTTCATCACGGCCTGGGTTTTACCCATGATCGCCTGCATCTTGTCCGGCGTCAGCCCGATCTTTGGCAGCAGGGTTTCGAGGTAGGTGCGCGTGGCGGTCGAAAGCATTTCCGGCGTCACCTCGATCATGCCGCCTTGCTCCATGAAGTCCAGGGCTTCCATCAGCAGAGACTGGCCGGCAAAGATCATGGGGCCCACCGGCATGGTGTTTTTGCTTTCCTTGAACAGGATGCCGATGATGCCGATGATGCCCTCGACGGCGGTCTTCATCGGGTCGTCGGCTTCCATCAGGCCCTTGAGCAGCTCGCCGTGCGTCTCTTTCGAGAACATCACCTTCATCCCGGCCAGCACGATGCGGTCATACGCCTGCTTGTCGGCCGGCGGCACTTTGGCGTCGATGGCGGCTTCCGCCTTCTTGATCATTTCGTTGTTCATATTAGCGTCCCGTGGAGTTGATGAGGCCGGCCCGTGGCGCCTGGTGGGTGGGCGCGGGGCCGGTGTTGTAGACCTGGCCCTGACGAACTCGCAGGCCGGTCAGGTCAGGGACGGAATTCGCGTTCGCCGTCTGCTGGCGCAGGATGTCCTGCTGCAGCAGCTCGCTCTGGGTCTTGGCGTCGTACAGGCCGGTGGTGGCATTGATTTGCCCGGTTTCGGCCTTCTTCTTGTCGTCGAACATGCCGCCGACAAAGTTCATGCCCAGCGAGGCCAGATCCTTGTTCTTCGTCATGAACTCGCCGATACCTTTCATGGAGTCGAAAATGCTGCTGCTGGTGGCGGTACCCGCATTGACGGACGCCACACCGGCGCCGGCGCCAACATCGGCAGCAACCAGCGGGCTGAGTTGGGAATTCATCAGGCCAGTACCACCGGAGGAGCCACCTGCGGCTCCAGCGCCATCGGCCAGGCCACCAGGTGCTCCGACATCAGTGATGCCGGTAGCGGTGTCGCCAGCCAGTCCAGCGGAAGGGTCGGCGATGCCAGGCGCGGCTTCGGCAATCATCCCCGACGTGTTGCTGGCTGCGTCGGCGACGTCTGCGGCGCGGTCCATGCGGGCAAAGTCACCGGCGCTGCTGGCCACTTCCCCGCCCGCAAGGTCACCGGCCAACCATCCCTGACTCTGTGCGAACGACCCGATGCCCCCCACCAGCGAAGCGACACCTCCCAGGGCTGTCAGTGTTTTGTCGCCGGTAACGACGCCAACCCCTGCGGCAATGGCGCCAACGGCACTGATGACCGCCATGGTCGACATGGCGGCAATGCCGACCGTCGCGATTGTTGCGCCGGCATAGACGGCGGCTGCTACTGCTACAACTGGCATGGTGGCTCCTTCATTCTTAAATGGTCAATTCGGTACAGGATGTTTTCTTCGTCTTCACCGACTCGGTAAAAGCCCAGGCGCTCGTTGAATCGCTGTTGCCGGGTTTCGGACTTCGGTGTCCTGGTGGTGGCGTACCCGTACTGGGCGATCAGCTCACCCGGGTATTTCTTCAGGTGCGCGCGGCTGGCCTGGATGTCGGTGCCGAACTTTTGAAAGTGAAACTCGGGGCCGCGGGAGATAAAGACGATTCCAATGCTTCCGTCGGCGCGTAAGACCGGCTCGATGTCCCAGCCGTCAAGGGTTTTGCCGAACTGCTCGCGCGTCAGGTACAGCGGGGTATCAGCGAACAGCAGGTCTATGCACTGCTCTCTCATGCGCCCGGCGTGCTAAACGTCAACAGGTCGGTCAGGTTCAGGTTGTTGATTTGCCCCTGGATGGCCAAGCCGTTGTTCAAACCGGCGATTGCATTTTTGATAGCCTGCGACTTCGACGCGGCATCCATGTCCTTGCTCATCAGAATGGTCTGCGCGCTCTGCATGTACTGCTTGTACAGGTCGGCCGCACTCGCTGACGTTTGCATGAGCTGTTTGTAGCTGGCCTCGATGTTGGCCAGCTCGGTCTTGGTCTGCGCGTCCATGCCCAGCTTGAGTAGGTCGTTTGACTGGCTGGCGTTGAACTTCGAAATGTCGGCGTCGATGGATGCCTTGGCCTTGGCCATGTCGTTGGCTGACTGGGCGTTGTTCAGGCTCACGTTCGTTTCAAGCTGGCTGTTCTGGGAGTTCACCGCGTTGGTGGCGGCGGTGTTGGCCAGGCCCACCTGCTGCTTGGCGCCGGCGTTGAACTCGCCCGAGCGGGCGTAAGTGGCGGCATCGGCGGCGGCGATTGGCGTGGCCGCATCAAACACGGCAGATTGGCCTGCGCCGACGGCAATGCTGCTGTTCATCAACCCGCGAGAATTCGCCTTCTGCAGCGCCCGGGTTTCGGCCTGCTGCATCAGCGGCGAGTTGTCGGCAATGATGTCTTTGACCTGGCCCTGCACCGTCTGGTTGGGCTGCACCTGCCATTCGGCGGCCGTGGCCTGCGCTGCTGGCTGCTGGAGCGAGGCCGTACCGGTGGCCGGCGTGTTGATCAAGCCAGTTGGCGGGGCGGCCTGCTCAGCCTCGTAGGTCTGGGTGTTGAGCGCGGTGTTGTAGTTCGTGGTGGCCATGGAGTTTCCTGGTTCAGGGGGTCAGGGAGTTGTAGGAGCGCTCGCAGGCTTGACCGGCAATCCGGCTTGCGTCTGCATATTCCGCCAGGATTCCCGCGCGCTGGTCAGCCCGGCCGAGCACGTCGGCAAGCACACCGATGGGATCGTCGGTTGCCGCGCTTCCAGCGCCAGCGCCGGCACGCCAGCCGGCCGCACGGGCGCGCTCGACAAGGGCTTCGGTGGATTCGCGCAGGCTGTTACCAGCAAGGCGAGCAGTGACAGCGTCACCGCGCGCCGCAGCGGCGGCGTCCTGAGCGGCTTGGATGGTTGCATCTTTCACTCCTATACGGCGTTCAAATTCATCACGTTGTTCGGCCAGCGCGCGACCTTGTGCATCGGCGGCTGCCACGCGCTCATCAGAGAAGGAGGCTTGGGTCTTGGCATGGGCGGCCTGCTCGCTAGACAGGCGGACGGTTTGCGTGCCAAGCGCGGCCAGCAACAGGCCGAAGGCGATCAGCTTGAGCCAATCGGGTATGAGGCTCAAGGGATTCACAGCACTGCCTTACCGACGGCAATGGCCTGTTCGCCGGTCATGCCGTAGAACAGCGCGCGCTCGGCGGCTCGGCGGCGGCGCAGGCCCAGCATCACTTTGCCGTCGTTCTTGTTCCACTTCAGGAACTCGTCGCCAGCGCCGACCATGTCGCCAGCGTTGACCTTGCGCAGCAGCGTGCTGTCGCCGAGGCCTTCGGCTTGCGTGTCGGTGTCAATGTCGAGGCCAACGTTGTAAGCAAAGCACACCAGAGCGTCGAACTGGCCTTGCGTGAGTGGCACCTTGACCAGTGACATCACGCCCGGTTCAAACTCACGCGACAGGCGGCGTTCAAAACGCGCATCTGCTTCGTCCTGGGTGATTTCAAGGCCCTCGACAACATCAGGGCCGGTATCGCCCCAGCCGATGGTCCACGGGCGCCCATCAGTGCTTCCGGGGTCTGGGTAAGCCTTGAGCTTGCATTTCTCAAAGTAGTGCATCACCTGCACGCCGTTGCTGGAAATCTTCACACCGAACCCTTCGACTGTTTGGGCTTGACGTCGTCCTCAGCCCGCACGAACTCCCCGAGCGGCACCATGGCGCGATCCCCGTCTTCGTAGAGAACAAAGACGTTTTCCAGGTCGTGAAGAATCCAGCAGGCCTTCCACACCACGCCGTTGGCACGGTCCGTCGCCGCGCGGAACTTGCTGGCATGCTCAGGCTTCAGCAGCGCCGTGACTTCCTTACCACATGGAGCGTCATGGAGCGTCAGGTAGTTGTCGCCGTTGCGCGCCACCATCATGTCTGCGGCAAACACCGACAGCGCACAGAGAATGGCGGCGAAGAGAAACAGGGCTTTCTTCATGATCTACTCCTTGGGAGGGCCAGAAACAGAGGGCTGCTTGATGGGGCGCACGAGCACGGCGACGAGGATGGCCGCCAGCCGGATGCCGGACTTGTAGCCATCGTCAAGCCACGGCAGCAGGTTGGTGTTGTCCGCCAGCACCTGGAGGACTTCAGGCAGCACCGCGCCGAGCGCCAGGATTTGGACTGAAGCCGCTTTCCAGAGGCTCTTCCAGTTGGAAACGAGTTGAGGTTTTTTCATCGTGGTGACCTTTCAATGAGACGATCCAGCTTTCCACTGACTTCCTTGATGTCGGACCGGACCAGCGCGACGGCCTCGGCTGTTGCCTTGTCCTGCGCTTTGTCTTTTTCCTTCTGCTCGGCCCTGGCGTCCTTAAGGACCTCGACGTCCTTCTTGATGTCGGCCACTGCCCATATCCCAGCAACACCCTGAAACAGCAGGACCAGGATGATTCCGACCGGTACTTTCTTGTCGAGATGCCAGCGGTTGTCTTGTTGTGTTGGTTGAGTCATGCCGTTGTTCTCGGTGGTGGATTTGGGTTTAGCCGTGATAGCCGCTGATGCACTTCACGGTGACGATCACTTTTGCAATCGCCGTGCTTTTGAAGAATCCAAGGAAGAAAGCGCCGGCGCCGCTGGGGTCGTTGTTCCGGTAGAACGGCGTTGCACCGACATCTACCTGGGCGCCGCGGCCTTGACGCATCCATACGGTTGCGCAACCGTCAAGCCAGCCGTTGCCATTTCCAGCTGCACCAACGATGTAGTCGCAGGAATTCGCAGAGTTCGATGCGTCGACCACTGTGACCAGAAACAGGCAAGCAACGGACTGCTGCATGACTTCGCCGTTGCGATTCTGGAACCGGAAAACAATTCCAGAATCCGTCGTCAACTCGGTTTGTTCTTTTTCTACAGGGAAATGCTTGCGCGAAACCTTGAGCTTCGATGTGTTGGCAAAAGAAACCAACGGCACGGTAACGCCGTATGCCAGCGCATCGCCAAGGTCGATAGGCCCGATGTAGCCACCGCCGTTCGGGCTGATGCTGATGCGCTCGGGCTGGCCGGTCGTCGGCGGGCCGAAGTCAACGCCATCCTTCAAGCGGAAGCCAAGCACCTTCTTTGCGGTCGTGGTTTCAAGGATGATGTCGCCGCCCTTGGTGCCGTAGGGCGGGGCAACGAGCCAAGCGCGCTCAAACAGCGTCCCGGTTTCAATGGTGATGCCGTTGATTTCGCCTGCGCCAACATCGCCGCCTGCGTACAGGTGGTATTGGTTGCTGTCCGTGAATTCGCCGTGTATTGAAATTCTGGCGATTGACTGCGCATTAGCACCGCTGGACAGCCAAATATCGGCTTGGTTGTGATGGGTGCGGCAGTTGCGTTCTGTCAAACCGATGATGTGGCGGAACATGCGCGAGGCATACGAAGCGTCAGTAAACTCCGTCCGCTCAATGACCACGTTGAGCAGTGTTCCTCCCACGGCTGTGGTGTTCAGGCTTTGCGCGTCGAGGTGACGCCAGCTCTTACCAAAATACATATCGGCGATGTACAGATCGCGCATGTCTTGCTGCATGTCGAACAGCACCAGCGAGCCCCGCCCGGCTTCGGTTTCGTTGACAATACCAAACCCAACGAGGCGGCGCCTGCCGTTTGTTCCTGTGTTGCTGGTAATGCGGAACACGGTGCCGTTGCCGGAAACAAACGATAGATCTTTGCCGTGGCCCATAATCATCGTGTTAGCCGGAACTTCTATGGAGGCGTTGTCTGGTAGGTGAACCGTCCCCATAGGAAGCAAATAAATCTTGCCGGGCAACATAGCCTGAAGTGCGGCCAAGTTCGCCGCACGGACCGCAGTGGAGGTGTCGTTAGGCGTTACGGCAAGAGCGATGCCCATCCCGCCGCCTCCAGACCCCGCAGGGCCGGCTGGCCCCATTGGCCCGGCAACACCAGCGGGGCCAGTGCTGCCAGCAGGACCGGTGGCACCTGCAGGCCCAGCAGGACCCGTCGCACCACCAGCACCCGTAGCTCCGGTCGCTCCAGCTGGCCCGGCGGGTCCAGTTGCTCCGCTAGGCCCTTGAGGCCCAGCCGGTCCAGCGTCGCCTTGCGGGCCTGGGGTTGGTGTGAAGAGGAGCGTTATCGGGCCGGAGGCTACGTCATGTGTTGGGGTTGGCATAGTCAATTACTCGTAGCTGATGTTGACGGTGCCGGCGTCGAACGTGGCCGCCGCCTGGTTGGCTACACGAATTCGGTCAAGTGCCGCGCCCAGCGCGATATTTCCATTCACTATGTAGCCAACTGCAGAATCGCTGCGATGACCACTGCCATCGGCCACCCATGTATTCCCTGTAAGGCGGCGCAGCGTGAGGGTGTAGTTGTAAACACTGGTGGCGATAACACCAGTGCTGGCCGTGAGGCCAAAACCCAGGGTCTCGTTGCTGACGATGGATGAGCCGTTCGTGGTGGTGGTGGTCCCCGAGAGATAGCCCGTTGCCACAAAGCCGCCGCTGGTGCCGGCCTGGAAATAGATGTTGTCCGTGCCGTTGCTGGACAGGCCCGCCACGTAAATCGTGACCCGGTTCGCCCAGCTGGGAATTCCAGTGAAGGACACCGACCCGCTGCCGGAGGCTGCGACCGCCGTGCCCAGCGTGAACTTCTGCGACAGATTGGCGGGCGTGACCGACAAAGCCGGGTAACCGCCTGCCGTGATCGCCGAAAGTGAGGTGATGTCGTTGTTGGCGCCGGACGCAGCAAACAGGCCATTGAGCGTGGCCTTGAGGTTCGCCCAGGTCAGCCGCTTCAGCGCGAAGCTGGCGGCGCTGTCAGCCAGCGGCAATTCGTCGGCATCAACCGGCGTTGCCTTGCTGGACGCCGCATGCGTCTGTGGGGCAATGGTGTTGGTGAGGTTCGTCGCATCGCCTGCGCTTGGCGTGCCGATGTTCGGGGTGGTCAGCGTCGGCGACGCCTGCATCACGAACACGCTGCCGGTGCCCGTCTGGGCCGCTACTGCCGTTGCATTGCCGGTGGACGTGATAGGCCCGGTCAGGTTGGCGTTCGTGATGACCGTTGTGGCGGTGGTCGCGGTCGTGGCGTTGGTTGCGTTGACCGCGTTCGTCGCATTGCCAACCGTCAGGCCGGCGGCCGTGCCCGTGATGTTGGTGCCGACCAGCGCCGACGGCGTTCCCAGGTTGGGGGTTACGAGGGTTGGGGATGTGGCGCGAACGCCTGAACCCGTGCCCGTGGTGGTGATCGCCTCGATGGCTGTACCGCCGGCGTTGATCGCCGTGATCTTGCCGCCATTGCCGGTCAAGGTTGGCAGTTTGCCGAACCCAGCTTCGATCAGGTCGAGCTCGGCGCGCATGGCGGCCGATGAACCTGCGGAGCCCTGGGACGGGTAAGTTGTGTGATCGTAGTACTCAGCGCCGGCGCCGAATGACGACGAGGCGGCCAGCAGCAGCGCGAGCGCGGCGGCCGTGGTTTTTGTCCAGAGAGATTTCATCGGAGTCCTCGCCGTAGGCTGTAGTGAATGATTGCGCTGTTGAGCGCGAAGGGAAGAAAATCAGTGGAGTTCGCGGAAATCGCCAGCTGCACGTTTTCTGCGCTGCCGACCATCTCGCACTCAGTTGGGAAGACCGTCCGCCCGTCCCAATAAAAGCTGTCCCAGGTGAAGCTGTCCCAGTACGCGAGAGAAAACGGCGTTGGGTAGTTGGCGGTGTCAGGCTGCAGGTATTCCGTGCTGCCGTAGCCGATCTGGTAGCCGAAGTCGATGGCTGCGTAGCCGTTCCCAGCGATCTCGATGGACGCGCGCCGGAAGCGCTTCAACATGCGCGGGTTCTTGACCGCATCCCAGTTCAGGGTGATGTAGGCGTTGATTGCCGCACCGTCAAATGACGTGCCCATATCCAGTTGGTGCAGATGCCCGTCGGCGCCGCCGAAGAACTTCACCAGCTCGCCGCTCGACAGCGTTCCCTCAAAGGCGATATTTGCGTAGGTCGGGAATGCCACCGGCATGGCGCCCATCGGCTTGCCGTTCACCAACGTGATGTAAAGTCCGGACCCGTCGGTGAAGAACAGGCGGTATTGACTTTTTGAGCGGTCCAGCGAAGAGCATGACGCCTTGGTGCGCCGGTCTGCGATGAAGGGCCGGATGTTGTTCGTGAGGCTGGCTTCCTCGAAGTTTCCAAAGTTGAGCGAGGTTGCCAGGGAGAAAACACCGCGGTCGTCCATGGTGTAGCTCTGCGACAGGTTCTGCCCCGTGTAGTCCAGTGCACCGACGCCGTTGTTGTAAGTAACCAGATTCCAGTCCGCAGCGCTGGTGCCGTACATCATCAGCGTGGTGTTGCGGCAGTGGATGGCCAGGGTGCCTGTGGTGGCCGAACCAGGCTGGATCAGGAAGCTCGTGACGGTATCGCCGCAGGGTTGTTCCGCCGCGCCGGCCAGGACCGTGTAGTTGTACGGCGCCCCGATGCCGGAGTTGAACACCGAGCTCTGCACGGAAAAGAACAGGTGGTTCTTGAACGCCGTGATGTGCTTTGGTGTGTCAGGTACGGTTCCGGTCGTGATCGGCACAACGGTGGTGCCGTCGAATTCGAACATCCGGTTCATGCCGTCGGCGTAGTAAATCCGCGATGCGCTGAGTTGCCCGGAAAAGTTCGCCTCGCACCACTCACCCTTGCCGCCCGGCAGCAACGTGATGGCTGTCTGCGCGCCACTCAGGGTGACGGTTCCGCCACCTGACAGGGTGGCAGCGCCGGCTGAGAAGTTCCCGCCAGCGATGTTTGTGAGGATGAACCGGCCGGCCGCCGTATTACCCAACCATGCGCCGGACTGGGTAACAGCGCGCTGCACAGTCGCTGTGACGCCGCCTTTTGTCAGCGTCTCACCATCGGCTGGAAGCGCTGCCCCACCGGCGGTAAAGCTGACCTCGCTGCCCAGCGTAATTTGCTGCCAGCCCGTTCCGCTTTGCACAAACAAGTCGCAGGCGGTAGCGCCCACGTTGTCCCGCAAGCAATAGACCAGGTCGCGATATAGGAATCCGCCGCGAATGGGGCCGCTGCCGACAGGTGGTGCAATGTCAGCACGATAGACCGCAGCGGCCAGGTTCTGGTACTGCGCATTAAGTTGCAGCGATGGTGCGGTCCCTGGGTCAACCAGCGTGCCGATCGGGGTCGCGCCAACTAGCAGCGGGTCGCCGGTAGTGAAAGTCCCGGAAACCTTGGTGATTGCGACGTAGTCTGCGCCCACCGCGATGATGCGTCCGGTGGCCACGCCGTTCGTAATCGTCTCGCCGGCAGCCGGGGTGTTTGTGAAGGCCGCCACGTAGAGCAGCGTGTAGACCCCAGCCGATGGCGCTGGCTGGCCGCTGAAGCGCTCGTAACCGCCGATGCGACCGTAGCCTCCGAACTCCAGCGCCTCGAAGTTCACTGCGTCCCGGCACACTCCTGGCTTGAGTGAAAGCGTCGGAGTGATCTGGTCCAGGCCGCCCTTCAGGGTGATCTGCTCGTACTGGACCGGCGCCATCTTGATCATGCAAGCGCCCCGGGGAACGTCATTTCATCGATCCGGTCTGCGGTCATGCGGTCCATCAACTTGCCGAACTCGGTCTCGCCGCGGCCGTAAACCTCTGGCGCTGACTCGAAGGCACCGTAGGACATGCAGGCCTTCCACACGATTGCCATGTGGAACTGCGCGTCTATCAGCGGGATGTCCGCATCCGCGGCAAGGATCACCGGCGCCGTGTAGTAGTCGGCAGTCACCGTATAGCCAGCATCGGGGTAAGGACCCAGGCCAAGCGCCTTCGCCGGCGTGATGGTCGCGACAATAGGCCGCGTGCGCACCAGCTTTAGGGAGCCCAGGTCGTAGTCATGGCGCCAGCTGTCGTACCGGGTGAAGTCCATCTCCACCTCGCTGCCGATTCCCGCGGCGGTGTCATAGTTGCGGAACGAGCTGCGCACCCACATCCCGAAAGTTCCGGCGGCGATCCCGCACTGCAGCGGCGTGTAGACGGCCTGGCCGGCCACTGTGGCGAAGCTCGCCGACTGCCGCATGAACTCCCAGTCCTGGTGTGCGGTCTGGATGTCATTCCAGGCGTCCTGCACCCAGCCAACCAGCTTCCCAGCCTCACCGGTCTGATTCAGAACCGAGGCGGGACCCACCCCGGCCACGCCGCACTCGCGGGCCGTGCGCTGGACAAGCTGGAGGAAGTTCATCAGCCTTCAGCCAGCAAACGGGTCAGCCACTGATGGCCGATGGGGTTCTCATCCTTCAGCACCGAGAACGGCGTGCGCATGCTGGTGTGGCGCTCGACCAGGTTCTCTTCGCTTTCAGCGTGCTGAACCACGTTGGTCTGGATGGCGTCGTGCTTGGAGCGGGCCAGGACTTCAACGTACTTGCGCTTGGTCGTGACGATGTGGCCGACCGGCAAGTAGCCCAGCTGAATCCACTTGCCCTTCATCAGCACTTCAGCGCCGATACCGTTCACCCAGCAATCCACGCTGTTGGGTGCGAACTTCTCGGACGAGCGCTCAATGCGAATGGTGACAGGCTCTTCTGCGAAGGCCAGTTGTTTCAGGTAATCGGCGGCCGGCTGGCGGTCAACGGGCAGGATCACCTGCTCACGGTCGATGGGCTCGTCGTCGCGCAGGGCGATGGCTGGCTGCTGGCCAACGGCCATATCAGCGGTGTGCAGTTCGCGCGCTGGGGCGTGAACCGGGGTGTTCTTTGCCTGTGCAGGCTTGTTGGGGGTACCACGTGGCATGAAAGTCTCCTGGGAAATGAAAAGGCCGCCGGGATTGCTCGCGGCGGCCTTTGGATCAAAGGGCTCTCGCCCTCTGGGCTTACGAAACCTGCGGACGGTCAGGCAGGCCTACGACATCCACCAGGGTGTAGGTGATGCCGGTGACGGCGGCCTGGTTGCTGGTGCCGAAGATCCAGCCTGCAGCCGAAGCTGTCGCGCCAGCCTTGATCACCTCGTACCCGATGGGGCAGAAGTTGTCTGGCAGCACTGGAAACTGCGGGGCATTGATGAACGCGCCGCTGGCATCCAGCGCTTCAATCGAACCCTGAGCACATTTCAGATCGCCGGCCGCGTTGTAGCCAATCACAAAGACGGAGCCCTTGTTTGTGACCACTGGCACGAAGGCCAGGCCGGTGTTGGCGTCGGTCGTCGGCGTTGCCGTGTTCGACAGCGCAGCGTGGCTATAAGCCTTGCCGCGGATGGCGAACGGCAGCGTGCCGGTAGACGACAGAGTTGACGTAGAGCCGGCAGCCAGAACGGCTTTACCGAGCGCCAACGTCAGGGGGATTGCTTGGAGTTGGTCCATTTCAGTTTTCCTTTGAGGTGTTAAACCAGGACCGTGGGGTCGAACTGGCTCAGGGTGTTGATGTATGCCACGTTCGGAACGACGGTGGCGTCATCCAGAGGGGTGGTGCCGCCGACGAAGGGGCCGGTGCCGGTGGGGTTCACGACGATGAAACCCAGCTGCGCCTTGCCAACCGGGGTATCGGGGAACTTCACCAGCGCCAGGGTCGCGCCTTCCGTGCCCATCGCGGCCGTCAGATTCCCTGCCGAATCCACGTAGAAGCAGAAGACGTTGAACTTGGCATTGGTGACGCTACCCACGAGAGCGGCCATGTCGGTAGCTGCAGCCTTGGTCACGAGCACGCCCAAGGCGATCCCGTAATAGGCTGCGGCGCCGGTCTTCACAATCGCACTGCCGCCGGCTTTGATCGCGAGACCAGCCGTTGTCAGGGATTGAGTTGCGTACCGGTCAGCCAAAGGCGCAAGAATTGCGCGCAGGGCAGCCCGATCGGTAGAGCTCGCCAGGCCGGCGAGGAATCGAGTGACGGTGTCGATCATGGTGTTTCCTTGTTGGGAAACGGGCTCAGAGAACCGAGCCCGTTATCCGCTGGTTAGACCAGGACCTTCGAGCCGACTTGGCCGACGGCCATCCAGCCGTTGTTCTCGATCATCACGGCCTTCCACCAGATGGTGCCGGCGTAGCCGCGCTGACCGTGAGGGTCAGACTTCGACTTCTGGCCTGGTGGCAGGTAGGTCGGGTCGAGCGATTCCTTGCCGCGCACAGCGATCTGGCTCCATGCGTCCATGGCCGTCACGATGAACGGGTACACGTCGATGCTGGTGCCGGTCGTGCTGTACAGGCCGGTCGCGCCAATGGCCGCGCCGCCGTCCTGGATCGCTGGAAAATCCGGGCTGGTGAAGAAGCGGAAGCGCTCGCACTTGCCGATCTCGTTGGGCATCGGCGTGCCGCTGGCGTACTTCTCGATGGGCACGAAGTTCGGCAGATCACGGATGTCCGGCTCGAGGTCGGTGTGGCAGTAGACGCTGTAGCCTTCGGACACGGGGTCAGTCCCGTAGTTGTTCGAGGCGCCCAGCATCTTGTTCACCGGCTTGGCATGGTTGGCCTGCAGGTTCTTGGCGATCTTGCGCAACATGCCCAGGGTCATCGGGCCGTTCACGGTTACGCGGGTGGTGCCCGTGCCGCCGTAGTACTGGTTCGTGCAGGCCTTGAGTGCGCCGTACACGATCAGCTCGTTCACGAAGGTGACGCGCTCACCGCACTGCTCGATCATCGCTTGCGGGATGTCGTCTTCGTACAGGTCGAACGTCTTGTCAGTGAAACCATACAGGCAGGAGTACTGCTGCATGACCACTGTGACGTCCTGGGGCACGATGCTGTCGGGCGTGGGGGTCACACCTTCTTGCGTCAGGTGAGCCTGCACGATCGCGTTGCCACGGTCGCCGGTGCCGTTCTGGAAGAACCGGTTCATGGTGTTCGCGTCGGTTGCCGTGGCGCCGTAAGGCAGCCAGCGACGGGCCACGTAGGTGTCGCTGTTGTTCTTGGGCATCTTGACCTGGCGGCCAGCTTTGCTCAGAACTTCCAGAGGCACGGCGTGCTTGAGGATTTGACCCTTGAATTTATTGATCCGCCCGGGGGTCAAGGCGAAGGATTGCATCGTCATAAAAAACTCCAAAGTTGGGTTTGGGGCTATCCGTTGCGGAAGCCCTCGTCAAAGTCGTCGTCGTCCGTTTTGGTGTCAGCGTGTCCGCCTACACCTCGCGGTGCTGCTGCCGCCACTTCCATGCGGCTCTGCCTTTGGGAGATAGTTGCCTTGGCCTTCTCGGCGGCCTTGAATTTCGTCAGGGCTTCGCTGATTACCGAAGAATCGAAGGTGTCGTTGACAAGCTTCTGGTACTCGGCCGGCTGGGCAGCCAACCAGGTGCGGTAAGGGTTCTTGGAGTCCGGCTTGCCCGCGTCGACGACTTCTCGCCAATCCGGGTGCTCACGGCTCAGAAGCCGCGACTCGACCAGGTACTCGACCCTGTCGTCCACCCCTTTGAGGGCAGGCTCCAGGCCTTTCCTTACCAACTCATCCACTTGTCCAGGGTCGAAGGCTTCACCGGTCCCAGTCCCGCGCAACTTGATCTTGCTCAGGGCTTTGTTGAACACCGTGCGTTGCATGGTGGCCAGCTCGGGGTACTCGGCGGCAAACTCGGCCATGTCCTCTTCGGACAACTCAACCGCCTCGCCCGCCGGCGTGGTGTTCTGAAGCTCCTTGATCAGGCGCTCGATGCCGCCGATCTTTCCAAAGGCTTTGTCGTTGTTCTGGGTCAACGTGGTCCGCAGTTCTTCAACTGCGGCGGCGCTGGCTTTCAAACTTGCGAGCTCTTCCTTGGTGATCTGCACGAATTCGGGCGCTGCTGGTGCGGCAGCCGTGGCTGCTGCTACGGGGGTTTCTTCCTGGCCATCCTGCTTCTCCGGCGTTTCCGTGGGAGCTGCAGGGGCATCGGCGAACCCCGCGTCAAAGTCTTCGTCTGTTCCTTCAACCTGGTTGTTCTCAACTACTTCCGTTGATACTTCTGGTGGCATTTGCTATCTCCAAAACACAAAGCCCGCACAAGGCGGGCTCAAGATCGCGACCGGCGAGTTAACGTGGGTCACAGCGGGTTGCCGTGCGGGTTGCCCCGGGCGGCGGGAAACTTAATCGATGTCTGGCGTCAGGTCTGGCAGGTCTTCCGCCAGAGCAAGTAGCGCTTTCAGCTCTGCGATGCGTCCGCGCAGTAGAGCGGTTTTGCTCTCCGGCTGGTCGGCATCGTTCTGCTTTCGCAGTGTGAGAATTCGGTTTTCCACGTGCTTGGCCAGCTTCAGCCAAAGTGCGCTCTGGCGATCTGCGGTGGAAAGGACTGGCTCAACGCTGTCCGGGCCTTTTGGTGAGCCGCGCTTCATTTGATGAACGCCTCACCGTCAGGGGCGCGGCCTGCGGGCTCAAATGCCGGTTTAGCAACCTGCGGCGCGTTACCTTTTTCCTTGTGCAGGTCCACGGTCATGGCGGCCAGGGTCAGGTCCTTTTGCGCGTTTAGCTTCATGGCCTCTTTGGCGAGATCCGCCCGGATGTTGTCCAGCGTCACCTTGTTGGTGTTCGCGTACTCCAGCAAGGCAAGCTCGCGGCGCAGGCCAAGCTCCGTCATGGTGGCCAGGTGCTGGTTCTCGTCGCGCTTGGCCTGCGACTGCACGTGCACGGTGTCGCGGTCGGTGTCCTGCTTGGCGAGTTCCACGTTCTCCTGGCTCTTGGCCTGGGCAATCTTCTCGGCGGACTGCGCACGGATGGTGGCGGCCTCGACAGCCGGGGCCTTTTGCGGCGGCTGGCTGTCGATCTTTTTCTGCTCTTCTTCCGTGTACTGGATGGTGCGTGGGTCCAGGCGTTTGGACTTCATGAACTCGGCGAACCAGCTCTTTGGGTTGATGCCGAAGGCCGGGTCCTTCACCATGCCGCCCATCTGGGCAATCGTCTGGTCCTGGATGGCGCGCTCAACGAGGGCGGCCGAACCGTGGGCATTGATCTGCCAGTCACCCTTCTCTTCGTCCGGCACCTTCGGGTCCAGCAGCAGGTATTCGTAGTACTGGTTCACCACTGGCTCGGTGACAAAGTCGTCGACCGTGTACCCGATGCTGCGCAGAAGCTGGTTGGCGTTGGTATTCTGCAGCTGGGCGGCGCCGTAGGTCTCCGGCGTCGTCGGCCCGGACTGGCCTTGCGTGATCAGCGGGATGCTGGTCGCCTCTTCCGCCAGCTTGAACGAGTAGTCGATGATCGCCATGAGCTGCGGGCCCATGTTCGGGAACTGGAAGGTCGCAAAAGCCTTGCGGACATCGTCGATCGTGGCGTCTGCGCTCTTGTACCAGAGCTTTTCATCGGTAACGACCCAGGAACCATCCGCCGGCGTGATGTTGCCGCGGTCTACCACGGTCTGGAAGCCAGCGGACTTGCCGGCGTTGCCGAGCATGCGGCGGGTGGCCGCGTTGATCATCCGCTGCGGGGTATTGAGCTGCTCACCGATGCCGACGCCAGCCCAGTGCCCAGCGCGCCGGCGCCATGGGAAGGCGTGGTAGGGAAAGGTTCCGGAATCCAGGGGGTTGAAGACCGCCTTAACCGCGGTGTCATTGACCATCGTGACGATGGCGTAGCAATCTGCCTCCCCTTCGGGCATCATCCCCGCCTTCTGATCGGCGTTCAGGTTGCTGGCGTCGATCATGGTTTCCATGTCTTCGCGGGTCAACTGGCCGTAGAAGTACCACGTCGGGTAACGGTGTTCATTGCTGCGTGAGTCCTGCCGGCGACCGTCTGTTTCCAGATCACGCTTGCCAGGCCCCTCCAGGAGCACCTTATCGATTTGGCTGCCGATGTAGCCGGGGAGTTTCTTCAGGCCCTTGACCTGCTTGGGGGAAAGGAAGTCCCGCTCGAAGAAGTAGTCCCCGTTCTGAATGTTCTCTCCGCACGCGCGGTCTGGGAAGCAGTCCCAGGCGGATACGCAGCGGCTGGCTGGAACCAGCTTTTCTACTCGCTCCAGCTTGATGACACCGGCCGCGTCCCTCGTGATCGCCTGGCTCTTGCGCTTCTCAGGAAAAGGGGCTTTGAGGACGCCCACGCCGATACGGGCGCCGTCAAAGATCACCTTTCGCATCTCGGCCGGGTACTTGCTCTCGACCATCCAGTCGTAGATGCGCTTTTCGGCTTTCTTGGCGGACGCCTTGGCCTGGTCCAGCTTCTCCTGCGCCAGGTCTTTCACCTTGATTGGAACGCCTGCGGCGGGGTCGATGGGTGGTGCGCCTGGGACTTGCTGCGCAGCCAGCTCTTCGGGACTTGCGTCGCGCATCAGCGGCTCGCCGGCGTCGGACGTGACCTGCCGTTCGTCTTCCTTGCCCTTGATCAGCTCCGGCACGGGTGTGGCGTCGAAGCTGAACGGCTTGTCGTCGATCGGGATGAGGATTTCACCCAGCTTGGCGGCGCCGGCGTCCACATACCGGCTTGTCATGGGAATGAAGACCGTGCTGCGCACCTGGTCCTGCGTGCCCTTGTTGGCGCTGGTGGTTACCGGGCCGCTGGGGCTGGTTGGCTTGATCCACTTGGCATCCGCGAACTCGCCTCGGTTCAGGTCATCGATGCCGATGTACGCCTCTTCCGCCTTCGTCCAGACATCTTCAATGCCGCTGGCTTTGCGTGCTTCGACCGCCTCCTTGCGCTTGCCGAGCACGATGAGACTGATGGCCTCAAGGCGCTCTTGCTGCATGGACTCGCGCTTATCCAGCACCTGCTGGACAACAGGCGGTAGGTTGCGGGTACGTGGCATTTGTTAAGCAGCCAAGCCGACCAGGGCGGTGGCCGTGGTTCCCGTGGCGTTCACGCGATTGACCTCAACCGGCAAGATGCTGCCCACCGGGACTGCGGTGAACAGAACGACTGTGCCGTCCATCATGACGGCCGTGATGTTGCCGGCCCCGCCCACGTAGATGCCGCGGGCGGTGGCCTGGAGGTTCACGGTGTCGCTCGGCGTGATCGGGAACGCATAGCGGGCAACGGGGTTGGGTACAAATTGCATGGTGAATCCTTTGGGTTACAGGCCCATGCCTGCGTCAGACGGCTGGAAGGGTGCCAGGCGGTCTTGGGTTTCTGGGACTTGAACTGCCGCTTTGCGCAGCATCATCAGGGCGTAGCGCGTGGCGCTCATCAGGTCATCACCGACCTTCACGATCTTTCCGTCATCGCGGTGGTAGAGACGGAACTCTTCCCACCACTCGTGCAGGTGCGCGGCGACCTTCAGGCGGCCGGTCTGCATGCGGTCCAGCATGTCCATCAGCCCGGCCTCGACGCCATTGCCGCCGGTTCCTTCGGGCTTACCCTTCTCCGGCGGGTGCGTCGCCTTGTCCTTGAGCATCTTCACGCCCAGGTTGCGGTATTGCGTGGCCAGCTGCTCGCCTGAGCCTTTGTCGTGTTGCAGGCCGTCATGCGGCCATGCGAATGGAATCCACTTTCCCTTGGCCGTCATGGCTGCCGCGTGAATGACGGGGGTTGCTTCGCGCTTGCGGTAGCAGTCGTAAACGTGCACGGTGTCGGTGTCACGGTCGTAGGCTATCCACACCGCCGCGGTTGGGTGATCCCATCCAAAGTCCACGCCGCCGATGCGCGGCCAGTGCCTGGGCAAAGACAGCACCGGCTCCCTGACGTCCTCTTCTGGGATCGGGAAGATGCGGCCAGAGCCCAGCGTCGGGATGCCCATGGAGCGTGCTTCGCGCTCGTGCGCCGGGTAACTGGCGATGATGGCGGCCCGTTGCGCTGGCGTGTAGTGCTCGGCGTCGTGGATCGTCATCGTGGTCACCGCGGTGCCTGGATGCTTGTCAATCAGGAAGCGTTTAACGACGTCCGACATGCCCTTCAGCGGCGTGAACGTCACCCAGACGATGCCCTGCGTGGCGTTTGTCCGGGTCAGGCCCTCGATGTAAATGTCTTCCGGCGGCTCCTCGTCGAACCAGACGAAGTCCAGGGTCTCGCCCTGCCAACGCTCGCGGCCCTGGTCGTATGTCTTTAGTGTCACCCGGCTTACTCCGCCGGTCTCGTGGCGCACCAGGATGGTTTCCACGGCGTCCGCTACACCGTGCGATGCCCTCTGAATCTTCAGAATCCTGTCGGCTGGGATGGCTCCAGTGCCCCACGCACCTACCGGCCCCAGCAGCAGCCGCTGAACCGTGTCCCGCGTTCCCTGGCTGGTCTCAGATGCCGCCCAACCAGTCACTGGCTCGTTGAATACCGCGCCCTCCCAGTCCTCTGGGTAGAGGCCAGTAAGGTGCATGGCGCACTCGAACGAACCTGCAACCGTCTTGCCCAGCTGGTTGCCGGCGATTAAAAGGCGCTCGCGCACCGTGAAGTCAGCGCCCAGCGTGTGGAATTCGATCTGCTTGGCGTACGGCTGGTAATCGGCCAGTTTGAACCTGGCGAGCTCGTTGATGGCCTCCGCCAGCAACGCGGCGCTCTCACCTGGCAGGAGTTGATCCAGCCAATCGAGGTCGTCAGCGAGCTTTGGCACTGAGCCTCTCCACGACAGCCTTCAGTTTTTCCCTGTCGATACCGTCCAGCAGGCTCTTCTGCTTGTTGTCCTTCTCGTACAGACCCAGGTGTTTGGCCACCTTTTCCAGGGCCTCGCCCTTGTTGTGCGTCAGCACCTGCAGGCCGTCTTTCGTTTCCTTGACGCCGGCATAGAGCGCCGCAGCGCCCTTGCTCAGCTTGCGCGTGTCCTTGAATATGGTGCGGCCCACGCCTTCACCGAAGCATTCAGGGCAGTCCGGGTTTGGCGTCCTGCGCTTGTCGTACCCGATACCGCCCTTGGCGTCGAACTCGGCACCGATGGGGTTTCCGTCTTCGATGGCCTTTTCAGCCCTGGCGCTGTACTCCGCTTCCTCGCGCTCTTGCTCAGCCGCCGTGCGCTGGTAGCGGTTGTCCTTGCCCCAGCAGTACCGGCAGCAGCCGATGACATGCTCCACAAGCTCCCGGGCATCCGCCGTTGCGATGCCCCAGATATGTTGCAGTGCGTCTTCGGCGGTGATGCTCAACGTCTTTGAGCGCTCCTGCTTTGCGGCTGCGATGGCATCAACCAAGTTAGCGTCCGCTAGCAATCTGCACGCCGCCACGCGGGCGGTGCCGTTCGTCACGTGCGGGAAAACCCTCAAGTAAGCCTGCGTGCCGTTCAGGTCGATCAGGTATTCCTCGACGAAGCGCTCTTCGTTGGGCGTCAGCATGTGCGGTCCACTGCGCTGGGTCAGGACCGGCTTGGACTTGCGCACGGCGCTCGCTGCCGGCGTCTTCTTCGCTGGCTTGGCAGGTGTCTTGCCCATCACAGGCCCTTCAGGTAGCTCAGGATTAGCCGGTCGAGCACGCGCAGCGACTTCGCGGCGTTTTGGCGTGCCAATTCGATCTGGTCTTCGGGGAAGACTTTGGCGTCCTTCATGCGGTGCACGATCAGGTTGTTCGCCTGGCACACCGTGGCCATCGTCCCAATGCAGTTATTGAAGACGGCTGGCGGGTGCATGGCGATCATTCGGTGGTCAGTCCCTGACCAGGCGCAGGCCGTTGGGACCGTCGAGCTGCAGGCCCTGGGGCTGCGCTTCTGCGGTGGCCGCCATCTCCGCGGACGGCACAAAGGCTCCCTCAACCCACTGCACGGCTTCCGTGGTCTTCATGCCGGCGATGCTGTCCAGGTACTTCAGCACCAGGTTAGCGTGCTGGTGGGCGTGGCTGTCTTTGTTGAAGCCGCCTTCCAGGAACAGGCTCATGCTGATCTGGCCGTCGACGTCGTCCAGGGTGATAACTGCTTTTGGCATTTACTTGCCCTTCCCGGCTTTGGCTGGGGCTTTCTTGGCCGCCGGCTTCTTGCCGGTGAGTTTTTCCACCACGCGCTTGGCCAGGCTGGGCTTTGCGGCCTTCACCGGCTTTGCGGCTGGCGCTGCTGGCGCTGCTGGCGCCGGCTCTACGGGCGCGTTGGCTTCCTGTTTCAAGGCTTCGGCTTGCTCCGGGGTTTCCACCGGAACGGGCTCGATCGGGACTTCGCCGGCAGGCGTGGGCTCTGGCAACTGGCCCAGGCAGGCATGGCCTTCCCAGTCAGCGTCGTCATCCCGGCTGGCCAGGAAGTCAGCGATCTGCTGCTTGTTGTGGAAGTTTTTTTCTTCGCCGGTCACGGCGTTTCGCAGGGGAATCAGGAATTGCATGGCAGTCCTTACATGTCCGCGGGCATGCCGGGTTTGGCTCCCATTGCGGCTGGCTTCGCGCCGAAGCCTTCGTCGAATTCGTTGTCCGCCTTGTCGCTGCCTTCCCTCTCCAGGATGTCAATCACCAGCTTCAAAGCGTCGCCGATGTTGTCGGCCGTCATTTCCTGTCCGGGCTCTTCACCGGGCATAGGGGCAGGCTCAGGCTTCATTTCCTTGGCCACCTTGAAGGTGCCGTCGGGCCGAACGTAGATTTCGATGCAGTAACCGCCCTGCTCGGGTGCGGCGCCCATAGCGGGATCTGCACCGGGTGCCATGGCGCCAGGGGCTGGAGGGGTCATTGGGGGCATGGCAGGCTTTCAGGTGGGAAATAAAAACCCCGCTGGGCGAAACCATGCGGGCGTAAAAGGTGGCAACTGCGGGTTGTTCACCTTGGAGACGATCTGTTCGGTTGGGCGGCGGGCCCCGGGACGTCCCTGGTGGAGGGGAGCTGGTGCCCGGGGCCGTTTCGCTGGCTGCGGTTAACTCACCGCTGCTCGAGCCAGTCCGACGCCAAGAACCAGTGCTTGGGAAGCTGGCAGGCGTTTGAGTGGGCTGGTAGCCCGGCGTGGCCGGGGGTTCTGGCGGGCCTGGAAGGACTTGAACCTTCAGCCTTCGGTTTTGGAGACCGGTGCTCTGCCAGTTGAGCTACAGACACGAAAAATTGATGGCGACCGGGCTACCTTCACTTTTCGTGATTGAGCGCGATCTCTAAAGCTGGGCGGGCCATGCTGTCGTCACTGCTTCCGGGCCGGGTGCTATCCGGCCAGATCCAGTCATGCGGTTGCCATCGGAAACGAAAAAGCCACCTCGGTGGGTGGCTTTGGAAATCTGTGGGGGTGGCTTCGCCATCGAAGTGGCGGGACCTTTTGATCTTATCGGGTCGGTAAATGCCGACTCGTGTGTACAGGTGGCGGGATTATAAGGCCGGTTTTACAACCTGCGCAACAACATTCTGATTTTCGAGTACTTCTCTCGCCCGTTCCTCGCTGACTGACGCCCATCCTGTAAACCATGGGTCTTCGTTTGGATCTACCCCAGGAGGCAAGAACACCACGTATCCCATTCGCTCCCACCACTGGCCCGGCAGTTTCATGACATTTCCATGCCAGCCGACAACGCTTTCATCGCCGCCGGCCCCGCGCGCCCTGCTTCCCGTTCCATTTCCGCAACAAGCCAGTCAGCCAGTTCCCGGTGCTCTTGCTTGAACTGCGACTTGAAGGCCACCTTTCCCGTGCCGCGGCAAACTTGGCAATCGTGGTCGCTGAAGGACTTGCTGCCCGGGATCAGCGTTTTGCCGTGGCCACCACACGCCCGGCACGTTCCGTTGCGATGCCACGCCAAGCACGCGCAGGCCATGTCGTGTGCCGTGACGCGGCCGATCTTCACGCGCAGCTTCCATGACTGGGTGAACACCAGTTCAGCCAGGATGCGGACGATGTCGTGCGCCGCCCGGTTGTCGCCGGCGAACATACGCTCGAGTGGCACAGCCAGCGGGTGCTTGCTGCAATCCTCGCCGCGCTCGTTCTTCCCCGAACTTAGGCGCTTGTCGGCTATGCCCATGGCGCCCAGGATGTCCGTGTCGCCAGACTGCCCCTGCTCTTCCCGCTTGTTCAGCTCGCTGGTGTGCTTCAGGTTGCTGCTGTGCACGGCTGTCGCGTATCGGTCGGTGATCCTGGCCATAGTGTTCTTTCTTTGTTATCTGCTATCAAATTAGTAGCTACTGAGGCGCGTATCTATTGGGCTGCCGGCATTTTTTGCTGTGTTTTCACCATCACTTCGTAGGCATCGGTCAGCCAGCCGATCGCGTGGTGCCCGTCGGCCTTGTCGGCGAAGCTGGTGCTGGGGTCGTTCTTCACCGCATGGATGAGTTCGGGTGTGAGTTGCAGCGGCATCTCAACCATTACCGGCGATCCCGTTGCCGGTTGCCAGGTTTTAGGGTCTGGCGTGCATGTCTCCGAGGACTCGCGCGAACCACGGGCAGCGATGGCGACTTCCGGCGTCTCGCTTATGCCAGCGCGCACGCGGCGCGTGTATTGACGCTTCTCTCGTGGCGGGTCCGTCTCTGGCTCTACGTCCACCGCATTGGCGTGATAGTCGACAGGCTCAGACGAGGGTGTTGGCGCTGGTGGCGATGCGGCAGCCGGCTCCGACAGCAACGCCACGCCAGGAACCAATTTGTCCAGCCTGAACGCCTTCTTGTCGCCCATGCGCCAGGTCACTTCCAGTTCATTGTTCCGCATCTTCATCAGGCCGCCCCGCACGACAGCGAGTTGCAAGATGGCGTCCACGCTGTTGATCGGGCAGTTGGCTACCGCCGCGACGTCCTTGCGCATCAACACCGCCTCTGGGTGTGCTACCAAAAATGTGAGCACCAGCCAAGGCATGGAGCCGGGCTTGGGGGTATAGAGTTCCACTGTTTCGGTCATGTTCACGCTCCTGAATTGATAGCTGCTTGCCCAATCACTGTCTGGGCTGGAGGCTGATTTGGCTCTGATTCGAGAAGGCACAAAGCCCAATGTGCCGCTTTCCTGTCGCGCGGCGTGTAGCTCATGTCCCCGACGATTCGGCGCCAGTCAAGAATCTGGCGGCCGTGCGCCACGTGAAACCATTCGCGCTTGACCTCGCGCAGCGTGGGGCCCTGGTCATAGGCGGTATGGCAGGCGAAACACCCGGCGGCGCTCATGTGGTCGTTTTGCTTGATCGCCATGCCCTTGCCTTCGTTCTGGTGGCAGGCCACTACCGTGGCGCGGTTGTCCGTGCAGATGCCCGGCAGGCGGAACAGGCAGGGCTTGCCGCGCGCCATGCTCAGGAGGTGCGGGTTGCGGTGTTCCTCGGGTTTTGGCTGCACCAGCGCCAGCGCATCGCAGCGGCTCACCACGCCCCGGCTTATGGGCTGGGGGTGGCTTACCGGTGGGCGCTGGTACACCGGGCGCTTGAAGCCGCTGTTTTTCATGCTTACAGCCGGATGGCGCCGTGAATGTCGCGCAGCCGCGACAGGTTCGCCTGAAAGCGTTCCTTCAATCGGATGATGTTGGCCTCCAGCGGGCAGCTGGCATCTTCCGTGACGGATTCACCCCCGTTCGGCCCCTCGCGCGGGTCGTAGTTCAGCGCTGGGCGCAGCGGATCAATGATCGAATACAGCTCGTTCTGAAAGTCTTCGGCCAGCGATTCCAGTTGCAGCAACTGGTTTTCCACCGGAGTGACTGGTTTCGGTTGGGCGCCAGGCGCGGCCTGACTGCCGCGCGCCTGTTGCTCCGCATGCTTCATGGCGGACTGAGTAGCAATCTGGTCCCGCGCCCGGCCAGCGCTGCGGGTTTGTGTGGCGCGAGAATTTGCAGTTTTATTCATGGCTCTCTTTCAAAGTAAAGCGGCTGTAGGTGCGCAGCCGCGACGCTGGGGGATCACAGCCAGCGAATCGCGGCGTAGTTGATACAGAGGTGCAACGTGTTGTCCGCGATGATCAGCAACCACACGGCCAGCCATGGCGGCGCATCCGGTGGATAGCCAGTGGCGGAACAATCAGCCCACTTCAGACTGCGGTTCGTCATCCAGTTCTTGGCGAACACCACGTACCGGGCCAGGCCCAGGTGGTCAATCCAGAGGTGCGTCACGACGATGACGAACAGCGCCCAGTGAGACTGCGTCAGCAGCAGGAACGGCAGGCCGTAAACCACTGCGTGGACGAGCGCTGCGTTCACGCTGCTGCGCTTGTTCCGCGCCATCCAGTCGGTCTGGGTGATGTAGTCACCGATGAGGTGCAAGAGGATCTGTTCCATGGTCAGGCCTTGTTCCAGGGTTTGAAAGCATCCAGCGTTTCGATGGCTGGCCATGTCCCGGTGAAGGTCAGCGCGCGGTCGTCGAGCGTCACCTTGGCCGGCGGCTTGAACCACGGCCACTTGATCTCGTCCACCACCAGCTTCGCGGCCCATAGCACCTCGTCGTTCCACGGGTCGGCAAAAGCGCTCTTGCAAATCTGGTTTCGCCACCAGGCGGGCGTGGTTGCGTAATCGCCGGTATCGGCGGCCACCAGGTGCTTGATGAGCCAGCGCTTCATGGCGCGCTTGCCGCCCCACTGGTGCGACCGGCTGGAGAAAATCGCTACCTCGTAGGTGTCCAGGGCCTTGACAATGAACTCCAGCGAACCCGGGACTGGCGGGTCAGGGATGACGGCAGCGCCCTTCCAGCCGCTGGTGTAGCTGTGCAGCACGCCATCGAAGTCAAGGCACAAGATTGGTTTCATTGGCTGTCTCCATTTCCGGCCAAAGGCTGGGCCGTTTCAGCAGGGTGAGGGGTAGCTGGGCGAAGGAATCGGTCCCAGGCAAGGGCTGCCATAAAGGTCTTGCTGGTACCCATGGCAGTGCGGATGTTGTGCATATGCGCTTCAACAGTTTTCGGGCAGACGTAAAGGGCGGCCGCGATTTCTTTGTTGGTGCAGCCCTCAATGAGCTTGCCCATGACGGCGCACTCTGCGGCGCTCAGGCCCCACGGGTTGGGGGTCGCAGTAAAGCGGGATTTCCGCGTCCTGGCAGCGGAGCGCGGTGCGGCACCGGTGTCCACCTTCTTTACTGGCTTTTCAGTGCGGCGCGGCGCCTTTGCATTGATCCGGTGGATGACGGTTTTCGGCTCGGCCTTTACCGGTTCGCTCGGGAGGCATTGCAGCTGGCCGAGGCCTTGGAATGGGTTGTTCACGGCTGCGCCTCCGCAAGCGATGGGGGTTGCAAAATTTCGCCCGTGTCCTGGTCGACCGTCTCAAACTTCTTCTGCCGGCGCTGGGGTCGCAGGTGCGGCGGCATGGGTTCGGACACCACCACGCCGAGCTCGTCGGCCGCGATGGCAATTACCTCGTCGATGTACTGGGCCAGCCGACGCACGCCCAGGTCTTCGGTGCTGACCCGCACGCGGCGGCGCGACTTCTTCCCGGTGATGGGGTTCACTGAGGTCAGGCGCCGGTCCGGCAGCAGGCGCTCACGGAAATATTCCTTCCAGACTTTCATGGGGAAAGGCGCGCCGCCGTTGGCTCGGCCATACAGGCTGATTTCGGTGAGCACCACGCCGTGCAGATATCCGCGCTGGGCTTCCGTGATGGCGTCGTCCAGCAGGCGGAACTCGGCCACCAGCGGGCGGCCCTGGTGCAGTTGTTCCCCGACCCATGGCAGGGCTCGCTTGAGCAGCACCTCGCGGCCCTGCTCGGGGTTGTGCAGCTCGACGCGCATGAGGATTTCGCTCATCAGAGCCTCACCCAGTCCACACCCATGCCGGTGTTGACGTTCAGCCTGGAAGCGATGCGCACCGCCTGCACTGCTGTTGCGCCTGCCAGCATTGCGCCCAGTGCATAGTCAGCGCCCGAACCAAGCGCCCATTGGTTCGTTCCCTTCAGCTCCCATGTCAAGTCATGGTCCGCCACCCAGACCCTGCGCCGCTGGTCAATGGCGATGATCCCGAAGTCATTGAACGTCGGTTTGCCGCACTCGCCATTCACCCAGCGGGTGAATGCCTGGCACTGTCCCGTGTGACCGGCGCAGGCGTAAAGAAACACGCTCCCTTCGCGCTTGGCTTTGAATACCTTATGGGTGCGCGTCGGCGTGCCGCAGCTCGTGGTCTGGCGGTCAGCAGCCAGGGTTGTCCCGTCCCAAGCCACTGTGGTCATGACGGCTTCCTCTCGCCAGTCTCAAAGGCTTCCCGGCCATCCATGCTGGTGTGCACGAACACGTTGGGGAGCTCTTCGCTCTGGATAGGCTTGCACCAGCACTCGGCGGTGGGCTCGTGCTCGCGCAGGTCGCCAGCGGGCATGGCGTGGTAGAGATCGGCACTCATCACCGGTTCCTGTCGTACTTGTGGGTATTGCAGTTGTGGACTTCAAAGCCCAGGCCGCGCAGGAACCTGCCGACCATTCCGATGGGAGCGCCGCAGGCTTGGCACTGCCAGTACTCATACACGGGCGCCGGTTCAGGCTCTGGTCGCGGCACCCACACCCCTCCGGCTGGCATTGGCCAGTCTCGTGTTGCGCATTCCCCGTCCAGCAATTTGGGCTGGTCGACGTCGCTGTGCTGGAGCTCGAAGTTGGCGGGGTTCATAGTTCAATTCCCTCGGTGACTTCCACCGTCGCAGGCTTCGGCAACTGGGCGGCTTTGTGATTGAAGCGCTCGGTCCGCATGTTCCAGTACCGGTAGTACATGCTGAGCAGCCACTTCGACATGACTTCCGGCGGCAGCTTTTCCTTGCCGATGCGCTTGGGCGCGCGGGCTACGATGAGGCGCGGAAAGTCCGGGCAGAGCACGCCGCCGACGCGAATAAAGCCCTGCTTGACGTGCCAGATGCCAGCCACCTCCGGCACCCAGGATGGGATGCCAAGCTCAACCGGTACCACGTAGATGAACCGGGTGATCCACTTCGGGAACGCCTCGCCCGTCCACTTCGGTTTCTGCAGGTCCACGCGCCAGTCGGCCAGGCTCACCTTGACCTCGAGCTCGGTGGCGTAGTTCGAGTCGCTGACCATCATGAAATCCGCGAAGTAGTCGCCGAAGCGCTCGTAGCTCCTGCCGCCCCAGCCTTCGGCCATCCCCTTGGAATACCGGACGGAGGCCTCGGGTATCAAGGTGACGCCCGCCGTGTGGCGCCGGATTGCGGTCTCGACCTGCAGGGCGTTCATGCTGCTTGTCTTTCCTCGCGCACCAGATAGACCACCTGCATGTCCAGCGCGCGGGCAATGTGGTGCTCAAGGCTTGCGCCCTTGCTGCGCTCCCAGCCGGGCATCATCAGGATGCCTTCGCACTTGAGCAGCGCGGGAATGTCCTTTCGCATGCATTTGCGCCAATGAGCTTTCAGCTGCTCGTCCGTCATCGCCTCGCATGCAACGAGTTCAGCAGCACCACCGTTGATTTCGGCAGGATTGGTGATCTTGTGGCCCAGCGAGCGGTAGTAGGCGGCTTCGCGGTGGAAGGCCGGGAAGTTGAGTTCGGGATATCCGCTCATGGGCCCAGCCAGATAAAAATGGGTCATGCTGCCCCCAGAAGGCTGGGCTGCGCAGCGCCGGCGCGCACGTAGGGCGTCAACGTCACCACCACCCGGGCCTCGCCGTCGTCCGGCTCCATGCGCTTTAGGTGGATGTCGTGCAGCAGCTTGTCGTCGCCGAACAGCACGTCCTTCAGGGCGTCGCTCAGCACCTTCTCAGCGTTGCCCAGGTCGATGCACTGCACGCCGTTGTCCCACTGGTCGCCCAGGAGGCGCATGCGCTTCTGGTAGTCCAGCGGCCGGTGCGGGTACAGCTCAATGACCACCGCCACCCTGCCCTCGATCTTCTTGGCGCCCGCGGCCTTGGCCAGCCAGCCCACGGATTCCTTGTACTGCTTGGCCTCGGGCGTCACGTAGGTCATCGCCTGCGCGCGATTCGAGCCGCGCGGCGTGATGACACGGGTCGCCCAGTACCGATTGGCCGAGGGCGGATATGGCAGCGTCAGGCGAATCATGATCAGTGCACCGCTGCGCCGGCGCCGTCTTCGCCACCGTTGATGAACACGTCTTCCGCCGTCAGCGGCAGCGTCTCGTTGTCCACCGGGAACGGGTTTTCCATCGGTTTCTCGTCCGGCGCGGTCTCAATCGTTTCGACGGCCGGAGGAATCAGCTGGATGGAGATGAGGTCCTGCTCGAGCTGCGCCAGCTTGCCGATGGTGTCGCCATCCAGGCGGTCGCCGCTGTATTGCACCTGCCACGACAGGCGAACCGTGCCGCCCTCCTTCGTGACGATCTTGCGGTCCACCACCTTGCAGCAGTCGAAAACCATGTTGCTCTGCTCGTCGCCCAGGCCGTACTCGATCAGCAGTTCAAAGCCGGCCAACTTGTTCTTTTTCTCGTCCAGCGCGAACTTGCCGCCGTTGAGGCGCGGGAAGCGCAGGTTCGGCAGAACGTCGTCCACGCCTTCGAGCTGGTCCTGGCCCTGCTCGGCTGCGGCGTTCCAGTAGAGCGCCTGGCGCAGGCCTGGGGCGATCTTGTCCAGCAGTGTGTTGGGCACGTCCACCGCCATGTTCAAGTCGCAGGCCTGCACCAGGTCGGGGCCGTGGTTTTCCTTGCGGAATTGCACGTGCGTCAGGGTGACGTCCGTGGGCTCGCGGAACTCGAAAACTGCTTTTGCTGCTGGGGTCATGGTTTGCTCCTGTGGTTAAAAGTTCGTCTCTGGAAAATCGAATGCCTGCACTACGGTCAGGCGGGTGATTGCTGGTCGGTTACCGGTGCCTTTGGTGACGATGTAGCCACCGGCGAGACGGCCAGTGCTTCCGCAACACACCGTGGGAAGTCCGCGAACTGCGGGTCCTTTGCCAGCTCCTTGAGCCGTTCCCGGGTGTATTGGCCCCAGCCAGGTAGCTGGGCCAGCCGGATGTAGTGCTGCAGCAGGTTGCGGCGCAGCGCGGTGTAGTCGGTTGTCATCTTTAGACGTCATCGGTGTAGGGCAACCGGGTGCGCGCCGGCGGCAGTTTGAAGTCGTCGCGCATGTAGCCCGGGGCGAGGCTTTCGAAGCGCGTGAGGTGGTTCAGGAACGCCAGCTTCACCGTGCCGGTGGGCCCGCTGCGCTGCTTGCTGATGATGATTTCTGCTACGCCAGGCTCGCGGCACTGGTCTTTGGTGTAGTACTCATCGCGGTAGATGAACATGATCACGTCTGCGTCCTGCTCGATGGCGCCGGACTCGCGCAGGTCGCTCATCATTGGCCGCTTGTCGGTGCGCGATTCGACGGCGCGGTTGAGCTGGGACAGGGCAATGACCGGGCACTGCAGCTCTTTGGCCAGCAACTTCAGGCCGCGGGAGATTTCGCCCACGGCAGTGGCGCGGTTCTCTTCGCTCATGCTGCTGGACACGCTCATAAGCTGGATGTAGTCGACCACCACCAGGCCCAACTTGCCGCCGCACTGGCGCTTCAGGCGGCGAGCGTTCGCGCGTAGTTCGCTGATGGTCAAGCCGCCGGTTTCGTCGATGTAGAGCGGCATCGTGCGCAGCGTCTCGACGGCGGCCGTGACTCGCGGCCACTCGTCCTGGTTCAGCTTTCCGGTACGCAGGCCGGTCTGGTTGATGCGGCCGATGGACCCGATGATCCGGGTCGTCAGCTGCCCGGCGCCCATTTCCATCGAGAACACGGCAACCGGCAGGCCCTCCAGTAAAGCTACGTGTTCGGCGATGTTGATCGCCAGAGCGGTCTTGCCCATGGAAGGCCGGGCGGCCAGGATGATCAGGTCGCCGGCCTGCATGCCTGTGGTGATGCGGTCAAGGTCGTGAAAGCCGGTAGGCGTGCCGGGCAGCTGCTCGGGGTTCTCGGACAGCTCGGTGACACGGTCGAGGAACTGAACGGCCAGCGCGTCCACGCACTGGAAGCCCTGACGCATGCGAGATCCAGCCTCACCAATTGCCAGCAGACGCTGCTCGGCGTCGTCCAGGATGACCGATACCGTCTTACCCATGGGGTTGAAGGCGGCCGTCGCTGTTTCATCGGAGGCTGACACCAGCTGGCGCAGGATGCTGCTTTCCCGAACGATTTCGGCATAGCGGCGGATGTTCGCGGCGCTGGGCACGTACTGGGCCAACGAATTCAGGTAGCTCAGGCCGCCAATCTCAGCGGCCTTCCCAAGGTTGTCGAGGTAGGTGTAGACCGTGAGCATGTCCGCCGGCTTTGCGGCATTGATCAGCGCGCCAATGGCGGCATAAACGATTTTGTTCTCGGTGCGGTAGAAGTCCTGGTCTACCAGCATGTCGCCGACACGGTCCCAAGCATCGTTGTCCAGCAGCAGCCCGCCCAGCACGCTGGTTTCGGCTTCGACGTTGTGCGGCGGCACGCGCAGCTGAGCGATTTGGCGATCAGGTTGCGTCATTGCCGGCCCCCTTCGCTTTCATGCGCGCATCAAGCGCCGCCTTCTGCAACTGCCCGACGCTGGACCACGCCAGAACGCCGTCCTGCATGTACCACAAACCGCCCCAGTTCTTTTTCACGGCATTGGCGAAGTGGCCGGGCCAGTCGGTGTACCGCTTGAATTTTTTGGTCGCGTCCTCGGTGTAACCCTCTTTGAACACCACCCAGGCCACCTGAACCATTTCGTCGCTGATGCCAGCATCCCGGGCATAGGCCCGGACGTGGTGGTCAGCGGGTATCGGCTTCGTGTGGGCTTCCCGGCATTCCTCGAGGTAGGTCGCCAGGGTTTTGTCTTTTCTTTTTTTCTCACCGGGGACAGGGTCTGGCTTGCCAGGCCCCTCTCCCTTTGGTGTTGGTGTTGGTGTTGGTATTGGTATAGCCGTGCCAGTTTCGTTCCCGGAGACGTTCCCGGTGCGTTCCACTGGAACGGCACTTGGAACGGTGTTTTCAGAGGGGGCTGGAACGCCTGGAACGCTTTTGAACGTTCCATCCCAACCACATGAAGTGGCCTTTTCCTGCAATTCCTTCATGCCAATGTCATAGGCCGGCACCTCGTCGCGTTCCCGCAGGAACGCAAAAAGGAACGCTCGGCGTTCCCGGTAACGTTCCTTGCGCGTCTTCTCGTGACCATCCTTTTCTTCGACAGCCTGAACCTTCTCGCGCATCGCCGCTATTTCATCGTCAGCCCGGCTATTGACCCAGCCAGCTTCAGTCAGCCTGAAAAACTCATCCAGGACAGTCTGAACGGCCGCCCGCTGCACTTCCGACGAAGCCAGCACCAGGCGGCACACCTTCGCCACGTCCACCGGCAGAGGCTTCTCGGTGGTGTAGTAGGTATCCAGAAGCCTGCGGTAGGCGCAGTCTTCATCCCAGCTCAGGTGCCGGGTGGCGGACAGGTAGTCCCCGATATGAAACGGAAAATAGTTCACGCAGCAATTCCCTCTTGGCGCAGTTCGGCCGCATGCCGCGCGCCCATCACTTGAAAATAGTCAAGGCCGTCATCAATACGCTTTTCAATCGCCGCGGTCATGGCGGCCTGCTGGGCGGCCGAACGGGATTTGATGGCCTCATCCCGCAGGTGCATGAAGTGCACGGCGCTGTCACGGTCTGCGGGGTCGTGGCGGGCCTCAAAGCGCGCATACGCGGCTTCCATGTGCCCGGCCAGGTCTGCGATGTGCATTTCCCGCTCGGCGTCTGTCATTACTGGGGGTGGTGTGGGTTTCATGCGGCCTGCTCCAGGTCAAGGCTGGGCTGCGCACACGGCGCGACAGCGTTGGTCAACGGAACGAAATAGCCCGGAATTCCGCTGGCGCGCAGGGCCGCCGCATTGCTGGGGCCGTAGGCGATCAGGACGGAAGGAGCACCTGCAGGACCTGCATGCCCCCCCCTGGAAGACGGAATTTGATACGGCCGGCCATGAACAACATGCCGCTGGCGCGCGGGAAGCACCACTCCTGAAAGGCTTTTGTCTCGGTGGGCGCGAAGATGAGCGCGATGCCGTTGCCATGCTCTGCGCAGCGCTTCAGGAACTTCTCGGCATGCGGGCCGTAAGGAGGGTTGCACCACACACGGCCCTGCCATGCGCGGGCCAGGCCGTCATCGGCGATCGTGAACTGCAGCGCGGCGGTGCGCCATGGCTGGAACTGGCTGGCGCAGGGGTCGAGGTCGAACGCGCCCAGCTTCGCCAGAAGCTCCGGCGGTGTCAGCCAGTCGTGCGTGTTGGCCGTGCTGCCGTCGCCTGCGGTCTCGAACTGAGTGTTCACCGCATGCTCCCGCGCTGAATCTTGCGAGTCTTGTCGGCTGGCTTGACCGTCTCCGTGTTGATGCTGGCGAAGTTGTTCAGCAGCAGCTGGTTGGTTGCCTTCTTCGGCCCCTTCTTGACGTAGCGCATTTCTGGGTGCTTCGCCAGGATCTCGGAGCCCTGGCCGCGCCAGGAGAAGGTTGGGTGGAGCTTCATGACTGGGCCCCAAACAAGTCAGGCGTGTTTGGGCAGCGTGGTGCAGGTATCGGCTGGCCTTTTTCGACAAAGCTGATGCAATGCACTTCGCCTTTTTCGTCATCAATGCGCCACTCGACGGCCTCGCCACGGAACGACGCGGCGATGATTTCGCACTTCTGGTTGTCGTCGCAGTCTTCAAGGTCAGCGCCTTCGCTCATGGCCTTGTCGCGTGCGCAGTTGCCGCAGGCGTCCTCAAGGAACGAATAGCCCTCGGTGCCGTTGCTGGGCACCCACTGGCGGCCGGGCAACAGGCCAGGTGTTGGGATGTAGCTCATGCTGCACCGCCGCTTTGGTCTTCATTAGGTCCTGTACCAAAGAACTTGTCCCTCATAGACTTGGCTGCATGGTCAACAACATCGTCGTAAGTCTTCCCGTGAACCTTCAGGTAAATGAAGTTGCGGATCACCTTGGCCGTGTCGCCGCCCGCCTCGCGGCACATGCGCCTGAAGGCAAGGCCGGTGTCGAGGTCGACGTGGGTTTTCATCGGGTCTTCAAGATTCCCGAACGGCCCGGCAGAGCCGGAGCGGCTGAAAGCAAGGTCTTCCACGTCGTGGCTGTTGTCAGCTTCATCTTGGGTAGTGGGCATGGCTTCGTCTCGATGTTGTTTGCGGGAAAGGAAGTGCCAGCAGCGCCGGCGGAAAACTCAGGCTGGGTGCGGGCATACGACGCCCTGCCACCCGCTTTACGCTCGCTCGGGCTCGAACCGGTGGGCGAAGTAGTCGTCCTGGAACTCTTGGTGCTCTGGCGTGCCGCTCGGGTGCGGGTTGGCCTCGTGAAGCGGTTCACCGTTTACCGCCGCGATCTGGGCCTGCTCCCGGCGCTGTTCGCGGCTCAGGCTGGTGAGGTGCTGGATGGACATGGGTCAGACCTTTGCGGCCGCAAGGTCGCGCAGCGGGCGACCACCGGAATGGGGCCATGTCTTGTCCTTGACCCGGACCCAAGTGAATGCCGGGCAGAGCCGTTCAACCTCCACCCTCCCCTCTACCTCGAACTCGATAGCGACGGCTTTGTCGTCAGGAATCGGGCGCTTTTCGGCCATCCACTGGTTCAACTGGGCCGGCGTGACACCGATCAGCCGAGCCAATTTCGCTTGAGAACCAACGATTTCGCAGGCCTCATCCAAGGGGGTTTTTGGTTTATCCATGCGAATACTGTAGCACCGCTACACGTTTTCATCAAGCCATGCTACAGATTATTTTAGATAGCATCGCTTCACAATGAAGATGTGGACTCAGGAAGAGGAAGCGGCAAAGCTGCTAAAGCGGTTCAACGAGCTGAAGCTGCTCGGCGTGGGCCAGGCTCAGTTCGCCCGCGATTTCAAAGTGCCAGGCGGTCCCTCGATGCTTAGCCAGCACATAAAAAACCGGCGCCCTCTCAATCTGGAGGCCGCGCTTGCTTACGCGGAAGGGTTTGGCTGCGAGCTTGTGGAAATCAGCCCGCGCTTGGCGCAAGAGGTGGCCAGCGCCGCGCGTGCGGCCGGCTTGAGCACAGACAAACCATGGCATGGGGCAAACCCTGTCAGCGAAAACAATTCTCAAATTGAAACAGACGGTGTTGCGCAAGCCATCGTGGTGCTTCGGGATGCGCTTGGCACGTTGAGCGACGAGGCCCGTGAGACGGCAGCGCTTCTCATGGGCAAGATGGCGAGTCAACCTACGGGCACCTGGGCAGAACGGCTAATCGACCTGATGAAGGCCGAACAACTGCAACAAAGTGCATCAAGCGCGGTCGTCAGTTTAGACAGGCCGGTTAAACCCTTAATCACTGGGCCTACGGGGGCGACCACAATGAAAAGTGGAAACACCGGTAAAACCAAGCAGCGCCTGACAGAGGGGTTGCTTTCCCAAAAAGAGGCCCATGATGAACCACGTAAACCTGGACGAATATCGAAAGGAAAGGCTCGCTGAATCGTTTGATGAATTGGCGGCACACGCGAGAGCCGGCGAGGCCACTGGCTGGACTGGTACGGTGAAGTTTGGCAAAGATGACCACCGACACTACGCGCTCGGCGATTACATCCAGGAGGCAGCAGCCGCGGTGAGTGAGCTGCAAAGTCTGCAACGCACACTCAAGGGCCTAAAGGCCTATTCTGGGAGTGATGAATCCGATGCCTGCAATCGGTGCAGCCTACATCATCTTGCATGGCTCCACGGGCCGCCGGTGGATGGCCAGGTCTGTCCAGCCACCCACCGCACCGACCCCGCCAACAAAACGCCCGCGTGCTGCCCACACCAATACGACAGCGTCGCCCCAGCCATCAAAACCACCTGTTAGCTAGATTCCCGTCCTTCGACCAAAGCCACCACCCGAGGTGGCTTTTTTGTGCCCGTCTCACCCCACTCAGATTTATTTTGCCTATTTCGTGTAGCACTGCTTGACATTTAATGTAGCGGTGCTACAGTAATTCCATCGCTTCAAAAAGCAGAACGAACCCGGCCAGTCCGCAATTCTGGCCACTACCAACGGAAGGCCCGCGGTGGTTCTAGAGGAATTTCCTCGTAGCTGGATGGGGCGGTTTTCGAGCGATGAATAGGACGGCGGCGCTGAAGGGAGCGCAGTTCGTAATGGCATTTACCAAACACGAACCAAGCCTTGTTGGCTAGTTGGATGTCGAGTTCCAGCCCGTCCTATTCATCGCTCAGGTCTTAAACCTGGATGGAGAAATCATGACGAATCTGCACGCACCGCAACGCCGCGAAAACGAAACGCGCGAGGGGTACAACGAGCGCCGCAAGGCATCAAAGCAAGCCGCCCGCGCCACGCGCTTCGGCACACCGAACACCGACCGCTTTGTGCAGTCGACCAATCCTGAAATGCACGGCGTCCGCGCAGCACGCAAGGCCGCCAAATTCTCCGGCGCGCAGCCCAAGCCGCTCAAGGTACGCGCCCACAAGCCAAAGAAGGCCATCAAGGCGACGTGGCCCACGTCGAAGGACCAGCTCAAGCAATCGCGCCCCGTGATCGTTGTGCACCCTGTGCGCGCGCTGGGCAAGCTGATGGTCGCCGCCGCAGTGCCCGACAAAGACGGTGTGCGCAGCCTGACCGATGTCCAGCGCCGCGAACTGCGCGACCTCGGCCACGGCTTCCGGTGCGACATCCCCACTTCGGCCTGAGCCATGGCAAACCCCAACGCCCTGCCCGCATCCTGCTGCTTGGACATCAACACGCAAGCAGGCTTCACCGCCTTCAACAAGGCGCTGTTCGAGTCCCAGCACGAAGCCCATGTCGCTGCAGCGCAGCGTCGCGCACGGGCTGCTGTGCTCTGGCTGGCAAGCGCATCCGACCCCGAACCGCTGACCGAAGCTGAGCGCACCGAGATTGATTTGGCTGTGGAGCGCTGGAAGGACAGCGGCGGCCCTCAGATTGACCACGATGCCCGCGCCTTGGCGTTTCAAATGGGTACGCAGTGGAGGTCGTCATGAGCGCCGCCCACACCGCCGGACCGTACACGGTCCACGTCGTGCAGGTCGCCTCACCGCTGATCGCTGCGATGGAGTTGTCCCAGCTCGTCCACGGCACCAAAGGCTTCAGCGGCGTGCTGCCCATGGTAGTTGCCGCAAACGGGCTGTGCGTGGCTGTCACGGGTTGCGGCCCCGATGGCGAGAAGAACGCCCGCGCATTCTCTGCGATGCCTGATCTTCTGGCCGCCGCCAGCGAGGCCGAATCGCTCATACCTCATCTGATCGACCTCGACAAAAGTAAGGTTGCCAGCAAGGTGTTGAGCCAGTTGCGCGCCGCTCTTGCCAAGGCTACGGGAGCAACATCATGAGCGCCAACCTTGAAGAAGTCGCCGTCTTCAGCAAGCAACTGAAGGAAGCCCGCGAAGCACTCAAAGCCGAACGCAAAGTTCTTCATTCGCTGGAAATGAAGAACGGCCAGGACTTTGACACCAACATCACGGTCTGCGGAAAGCGCTTCGCACTGGTCACCATGGGCGCGAACTACTACCCAGAGCGCGTCAAGGCACTGGACGTAATTCGGCTAGAGCTGATCAAGTACCAACAGGGCGTTATCCAGTACCACCTCGGGGCCGTAGAAGGCCTTGAGTTCAAGCTGGCGCAGGCCGCACGGGGAGCTGCAGCATGACCACCCTCGGCCCCGCAATCGGCTGGTACGACCCAGCAACCGGTAAGACCCACTCTCTGGACCACTACAAGCCAGAGCATGCAAACCACCTGGACAGCCACAAGGCTGGATGGCGGCTTGCGTTTGCGCCTGAGTTGTCCCCACAAATGCCCCCTGGCGGCTCCCAGACCGGCCCAGTGACATTTAAACCGCTTTGCAACTGTCCTGTGCTGGCATGGGAAGACTGCGAACACACGCGAGGCAATAAGCCATGAACGACAACACGTTCGGCACCGCCAAGTTCAAGAAGAAGCTGCCGAAATTCAGCGACTGGCTCTTGAAGGCTGGCGCGGAGATTCTCGCTACCACCAATGAGTTTGAGATTTTGCGGTTCAGGCACGGCGACAAAACCAGCGTGATCTACACCAACGCGAAGGGCGTCTTCAACTTCGCTGCTTGCGACAAAGACCCGCTGAACTGCTTCCTGGAGGGCCGTGCGTGGTCTGCTGGCTGCAAGACGAAACGCACCGCCTCCGGCTATCGGACCCGCGACGTGCGCGCCCTTCTTGTGAGGGACGGCCCGAACTGCTTCCTTTGCGGATTTCCGCTTGAGAGCGACGCGACCATTGAGCACCTTGTCCCGCTGTCGGCTGGTGGCCCGAACCACCTTGCCAATTACGCCCTGGCGCACTCGCGCTGCAACGGTCTCATGGGCTCGAAGTCACTCATGGAAAAGATTCGCCTTCGTGAGCATCACCAGAACTGGGAAGGGACATCGCAATGAAAACTTTTATCGTTCGAATTCCCGGCTACCGCCTGACCGTCTCCGCGCCCAGCGTGTGGGATGCGATAGATCAGGTGCGCGCCAAGTTCCCTCTTGCCCGTGGTGGCTCAGCGAGGCCCGCATGAACGCTCGCCGCCAGCGTTTCAAAACCGTCCACGAGAAGAACTGGACGCCGTTCAGCACCCTCGTGTTGCTGCTCTGTTTCGTGGTGGCGCCTTCGCTGGCCCACCTGCTCTGAAGGGTCATCATGAACTGGGTACTCGCACTCTTGATCTGGGTCGTCATCAGCCTTCTCGCTGGAGCGGGTTTCGCTTTCGTGATGACCCGCCACAACACCCGCCGCATGCGCACTGCCGACGAAAAGCAGATAGACCGCGAGACGGCGGCTATCCAGCGCAACGCCCGCAGCACCAGCTCCGCGCCTCACATCGTGGAAACCCCGAACGTGCGCAGCCTCTGCAAAGAGCGCGCCCGCCAGGCCGGCCGCCACGCTGCACGCATAGAAGACATCACCGGCCAGAAGGCTGTGAACCCCTACCGCGCCAACGATCCAGGCTATGTCGAGTTCGCCATCGCCATGGCCGAAATGCACCAGCAGATGGCCGAAGAGCGCTGCCCTTTCAATCAATTTAACCACTGAGGAAACACCATGGATACCCCTTACAACGGCGGCCCTGCCTTTCCCGTCCCCGGCCTGCAGCATGACGATGGCTTCAATGGCATGACCCTGCGCCAGTACTTTGCCGGGAAGCTGATGCACGCCGAGCTCATGACATGCGGCGTTCCCGGAGAGGCATGCGATGCCTTGGTGCAGGCCGCTGCTGACAAAGGCATGGACCCCATCGACCTGATGGCCCAGAACTCCATGGACGGCGCCGACGCGCTCATCCGTGCCAGCGCCAACCCTCCGCAGCGCGTCGTGGTGCCGTTCGATCCATCGACGCTGACCACTGGCGAGCTGGACGCCATGGAACGCATGACCTGGTGGACGCATTTCAGCGATCTGCCAGCAGACATCAAAGAGCGGGCGACTAAAAGCGCCGAGTACCTGAAAGCCGTCGGTGAAGACGACGGCATCCCCTTCTAAAACCAATCACCACTGAGGAAAACCATGAACGCCGCAATGACCACCCGCGCCATCTACGCGCGCCACACCGACACCAAAGGCAAGAGTTTTGTCGCCGAGCATGTCGTGTGGAAAGACGATGAAACCGATGGCGCCGACCTGTTCATGGCCGCCCGCCAGCGCGAGACGGCAAAGCTGAACGCCGAGTCCAAAGAGGCGACCGAGCGCAAGGCCAAGGTCGAACAGATCACCCACGAAACCTACCTGAAGGAACGCACCAAATGAGCAACCTTGTCCCCGTTTTCCAGAATCCAAAGGCCACGTCCAACTGGCTGGCCACGCTCAAGCCGCAGATGGAGCTGGCGCTGCCGAAGCACCTGAACGTCGACCGCATGACGCGCCTGGTGCTGACGGCCTTTTCCACCTCGCCAAAGCTGGCAGAGTGCACACCGCACTCGGTCGCGGCATCCATCATGACGGCCAGTCAGCTGGGCCTGGAGCCTGGTGTCAACGGTCAGGGCTACCTGATCCCTTACAAGGACACCTGCACCTTCGTGCCGGGCTGGAAAGGCCTTGTCGACCTCGCCAATCGCGGCGGCCGGTGCACGGTCTGGACGGGCGCCGTCTACAAGGGCGACGACTTCGACTACCAGTTGGGCGACAACCCGTTCGCGCGGCATCGCCCAGGCGACTCCGAAGAGTCCTTCGAGAGCCTGCAGTTCGTCTACGCGATTGGCCGCATCAAAGGCCAGGACGTGCCAGTAATCGAGGTCTGGACACGCGACAAGGTGATGCGCCACCTGAAGAAGTTCAACAAGGTCGGCGGCAAGCACTACGCCCTCAAGGACGACATGCTGAACTTCGAAATGTACGCCCGCAAGATCCCGCTGCTGCAGGTTCTGAAGTACATGCCCCAGAGCATCGAGCTCACGGCCGCCATGGTCGCCAGCAACGCGGCCGAGGAAGGCCGGACCATCAACATCGACGGCGCCACCTGGGTGACGACCGAGAACCCCAGCGACCAGCAGGACGGCGCAAGTGGTGCCGAGGTTGTCAACGCGCTGCCGGTCTGCACCGATGAGAAGTTCAACGCTAGCAAGGCCGGCTGGATGCAGCTCATCAAGACCAAGGCCAAGTCCGTCAACGATCTCATCGCCACCCTCGAAACCAAGGAGGCGCTGACCAACGACCAGAAGGTGGAAATCGCCTCATGGGCCAAGCCTGACCACGTAACTCCCGGAGCACAAGCATGAAACAACTGCCACACAAGCAAGGCGACGCCAACTGGCACGCCCACCGCCTCACCGCTCGCAACGCCAGCGAAGCAGCTGCCGCGCTTGGCTGCCACCCGCAAAAGACGCGCCTGGAGCTGCTGCACGAAAAGAAGGTGGGCCTTCCTCGTGAACACAGCCAGTTCGTCCAGGAGCGGGTTTTCGCCGGCGGCCACGCCGTTGAGGCCAAGCTGCGGCCGGTGGCAGAGGCCATCATCGGCGAGGAAATCTACCCGGTGGTCGGCACGCAAATGGTGGACGACATTGAGCTCTCCGCTTCTTTTGACGGACTGCCGCTCTTCAAGTTGGAAAACTGGGAATGCAAGAGCCTGAACGACGAGCTGCGCGCCGCGCTGCCCATGCCTGGCCCTGACGGCAACGACGCCGCCAACCTCCCGAAATACCACCGCGTGCAGATGCAGCAACAGTGCATGGTCGGCGGCCTCACGCGAACCTTGTTCACTGCCTCCGACGGTAACGGTGAAGACCGCCATTGCTGGTACTACCCCAGCGCCGACCTGGGCGCTGAAATCATCGCCGGCTGGAAGCAATTCGACATCGACCTGGCCGCCTATGTGCCGGTCGAGGTGCTGGACAAGCCGGTCATCATCGCCCGCCGCCCTGACCAGTTGCCAGCCCTCCGCTCTGTCGTCAAGGGTGAGCTGGTTCTTGAGTCGAATATCAAGGAATGGGAAGAAGCCGCCATGGCCTACATCCAAGGGGTGGCCGCGCACGAGCTTAAAACCGATGAAGACTTTGAAAACGCTGATGCCGCCGTGAAATGGTGCGTGAGCAGCAAGAGCACGATGCTGGGCGTCCAGGCCTCGCTGATGAACTCTACCGGTGACGTGAATGTTGCGGTCGACACCATCAACCGCATCGCCGACCAGCTGGACAAAACCCGCATCGCCTTCACCAGGCAGATTGACGCCCGCAAAGCAGCGCGCAAGGGCGAAATGCTGATCGAACACCAGACCCTGCTGGCCGACCACCTGCGCGACCTGAACAAGCGCCTGGGCCGGGACTTCATGCCCCAGATTCCCGTCGACTTCGCCGGCGCCATCCACGGCAAGCGCAGTTTTGACAGCATGGGCGCGGCCTTGAATGCAGCGCTGGCCAACGGCAAGATCGAGGCCAACCGGGTAGCCGACAAGATCGCCGTGAACCTGCGTGTTATCGACGAGAAGGCCAAAGACCACGGCTTCCTGTTCAACGACAAGGCCACCCTGGTGCTGATGGAAAACGACCACTTCGCCCTGATGGTGGACAAGCGAATCAGCGACCACGCCGCCGAGCAAAAGCGCAAGGACGACGAGACGCGCGAGAACGCGCAGAAAGAAGCCGATGCCAAGGCCGCCGAGTTCAGCCGCGCCGCGCTGGTGAAGATCCAAGGTATCCAGAACCAGCTGCAGACCGCTCAAGGCGCCAAGCCAGCAGCCATCCGCAAACTGCTTGCCGACACCGAAGCCATTGTGGTGGACGAGGCTACCTTCGGCGTGCACTCCGACCTGGCTGTGGATGCGAAGCGTCAGACGATGGAAGCGCTGTTCGCCATGGTGTACCACCCCAACGGCGCGCCAAAGTTCAGCGAGACCACCTTCAGGGACGACGGCCAGCCCATCATGCTCAACGACGACGGCACGCGCAGCGTCTTCTGTGACCTGGACGAGGAGCCTCAAGCCGCACCATCCGCCGAACCCGCGCCCGCGCCGGCCACCAAACCAGACCCAGCCATGCAGCAGGTTCACGCCGTGGTGCGCGCCGCCACGCCGCCAGCCGCAGCTCCAGCACCAGCCGCCCGCCAGCCGGTCAAGGTCGACAGCCCTCCCACCCTCTCGCTGGGCCAGATCGGAACCCGCCTGGGCTTCAGCCTGACCGCCGCTTTCCTATCGACGCTGGGCTTTGACGGCGAGAAGGTCAAGGGCGCGGTGCTGTTCCATGAGCACCAGTTCACCGAGATCTGCGATGCGCTGGATGACCACATCGTCGGCGTGCGTGGGAAGTACCGCGTCACCGAAACCGCTTAAGTTTTTCGGGCCATAGCCAGGGCGCTCCTCCATCCCTCCTCCCTCCCTCGTTGTCCTGGCTGCCCTTTTTTATTCGTTCCTCAACCAACCGGAGCATTTCATGACCAAGACCTATGCAGCACCAGCCGACTACAGCGAAGAGCCGTATGTCGCCATCCCCATGACCCCAGTGGTTTCAAACCAGATTGCCGCCATCGGCTACAGCCTGGAGCGCAAGACGCTGGCCGTGACCTTCACGCTCGGCGCCGGCGCGATTTATCACTACCAGAACGTGACCCCAGAGCAGCACGCCGCCTTCGTCGGCGCTGAAAGCATTGGCAAGCACTTCGGCGCGTACATCCAGCCCTTGGCGTTCAAGAAGTTCCCGCCGGTCAAACCGGTCGAGGCCAAGAAAGCCAGCGAAGAAACGACCAGCACCACCGACACCCGGGGCCTGTCCAGCGCGGCGGCATGGCCTTTTCCAACGCTGAGCGCTGAAACCAGCGAAGCCCCGGTCCGCCGCATCGAAGAGCCTGCCGCCATCGAATCTGGTGGCGGCGGCAACTTTGGCGGCGGCGGGGCTGAGTCGAGCTGGAGCGATTCGTCCAGTTCCAGCAGCTCCAGCGATTCCTGCAGCGCGTCTTCCAGCGACTGACCGCTCCACCTGACCCACACCGGACAACGCCATGAACACCGCCCACAGAGCAGCATCCCGCGCCAAGCGAATCCCCCGGCCCATGTACAACCCGATTGCCCTGGCCATGGCCGGCTGCCGGACATTCACAGCCGACCAGTTGGAAATGCTGATGAAGCCCAACGTCGAGGCGGTACGGGTTCTGCAGTTCGGCGGGTTCGATGCCAGCCACTGGCGCGTCCTCGCTGATGCGTTTTCCATCGCCGAGGTGCTGGCCCAGCCACCGGTGAACCTGGCCAACGACCACAAGGACAAGTTCGAGGAAGCCCAGCTGGTGCTGTACGCGCTGTCCGAGCAGTCCCGTTACCGCGGCACCTGGACGGCACGCGCCGAGCAGCTGCAGGCCGTCAAGGACGCCATGGAAATCTTCGAGATCCAGTTGGAGAACGTGGCCCAGGGCGAGTTTGAGCGCGCGGTGGAAAAGCTGAAGCGCCGGATGCAGGAGGCCATGCGTGGCAACGGCGGCCCGGTGCAACTGGTTCACGTCGCCTGACCTCCCCACCCATCTACAGGGCGAAAGCCAGTACTGAAACACCTATTGGAGATTGAAATGAGCCGAACAAGATTTGAAGCTGGCATCGAAAAGATGCAGGCCATGAAGACCGCCGAACAGGCTGGGCAAGTCGCCGATAGCATGGACGTTCGCATGGCACTGATGGAGCGCGTTCACAAAGGTGAAATCACGCTTGAGCAGGCTCAGGCCGAACTCAAGAAGATCAAGTCCGGCGCAAAGAAGCGCGGATTGGTCACTCGTTCACAAGCATTTTCGAGGGGCTGATATGACCTCCCCCACCCCCCAAGCCCCAGCCAGAGAGGCGGTAGAACACGAACTGAAGTGCTGGCTCGGCCCGTTCGATGCAATGGCACAAGGCCACAAGACGTTTGAGTTTCGCAAGAATGACCGAGATTTTGAGGTTGGCGACACGCTCCGACTTCGCAGGTTTCAGCCTATCGGCCAGAAGTACACGGGCGAAGTCATGGTCAGAACCGTCACCCACATCTTGCGCAACGGCTTCGGCTTGCCAGACGGCTACTGTGTCATGTCGCTCGATTCCGCCCTTCTCGCAGCCAAGCAGGAAGAGCTGGACAAGATGCGGGGAATTCTGGGCGGCGTTGTCGAGTTGGCCCGGGATGCTCACGCCCATTGGGATGGCGACCGTGACGCAAAGGTCGGCAAGCTGCTGCTGGCGCTTGCCGGGCATGTTCCCCGTTACGACCCGAGAGCCGACGCCCTGCATGCCGCCCTTAGTCCATCACAAGGAGAAAAATCATGACCCAAGATACCCAGACAGCAGCTCCAGGCGTTTCGGTGGAGGCGATGGCCTTTCGCAAGAAGCCAGTGGTAATCACGGCGGTGCAGATGACAAAGGAGGTCGCGGCCGCCTACCTGTTCGAAAAGAAGCCTCTGCCAGACGGAGTTGAATTCGCCAGTGCTTCGCACAACAACGGAAAGATCAACAACTTCCACGCCTACATCGAAACGCTTGAGGGGCGCATGGCGGTGTCGATTGGAGACTGGATCATTACCGGCGTGAAGGGCGAGCGCTACCCATGCAAACCGGACATCTTTGAAATGACCTATGAGAGCGCCGCCCCTCCTCCCCCAGTGGGAGAGCTGCAAGGGGTGACGACCGAGATTGTCGCCAAGATGATCTACGAGACATGGAAAGAATGCCCCGAATATCGCTCTTGGCAGGACGGCGGCAACTCACTGAAACAGGACGAGGCGCGCAAAGTTGCCGGCCAGATCCTCGCCGCCAGCCGCCCAGCTGCACCGCAAGCAGCGGTGGATGCGGGGCCGTTGAGCAAGTCTGAACAAGAGGCGGTGCTGAAAGACCTTAGGGGCCTGGAATGCCTTATCAACCGGCACGACTGCTGGGAGGTAGAGGCCGACGCGATGGGTGCGGATGAGTGCAGCCCGCATCACCAGAAGCGCATAGCCGAATTGCTTGCCATGGGCCGCGCCATCATCGCCGAAGACCCGGACTGCTGGAGCGACGAGCAAAAAGAGCCATTCAAACTTCGCTGGAGCGAGTCTACCGGGGAAGGGGCGCAATCATGAGCGGCACCACGCACAAAGAAATGGTGGATTGGGCGTTTCAGCAAATCCTTGAGGGGCTGTGCCGGGGCGAACCACTGCGCGCTATCGCAACAACCATCGTTATCGGCATTGCCACCATGACGGCAGAAAACGTGAAGGCGAAATCATGACCACCCAAAACACCCCAGAGAGCACCAAGCCAGCACCCGATATGGCGGTAGAGGCGATGGTTGAAATTCTCGCCCGCGAAATGGAGCGGCACAAGACGGCCTGTTACGAATGGACGCCCGAACAGTTCACCATCTGGTGGGAGAAAGACCCGGCCTGCCGGCGTGACGAGTTGCGCGCCACCGCCCGTGCTGGCTTGGTCGCTCTCGCCGCCTCTCGTGCGCCGGTTGCGGTGGGGGTGGAGCCGATAGGCTTTGACCCAAGGGCGCTGTATCTCATCGGCTACAACCTGAACCGCTACGAGTGGACAGACAAAGACTTGGACGGGATGGCCCGGAAGCTCATCGACATGAGCGGCATCTGCACAAATTGCCACGGCGACGGCGTGGACGGGGAACAGGACGGTGACCGCACGTTGAGCTGGGCCTGCACGGATTGCAACGGCTCTGGCTCCATCGTCACACCCTCTGCCGGTGCTGGTGGCTCAGTGGGTGCAGAGGGTGACGCGGCGTCAGGCATCAAGCCGGGCGAAACCGTAGCCGAAGCGACCGAGGGCTGGGCGCAGTGGTGCGAGGCTCGCGGAAACAGCATGCTTGCA